AAAGACGATAAAGATTATATTAAAATTGCAAAAGAAACAGAAGCTGAATGTATTCAGATGTTTGTTGATGCAGTTGATCAAGAAAAAGAATGGGCTGAGTATTTGTTTAAAGATGGATCAATGATTGGTTTAAATACACAGCTATTAAGTGATTACATTGAATGGATTGCATCAAAGCGTATGACCGCGGTTGGACTAAAGTCGCCATACAGTGTATCACAAGCAAACCCACTACCATGGACACAGAAATGGATCAGCGGTGCAGAAGTGCAAGTTGCTCCACAAGAAACTGAAATTAGTAGTTATATTGTGGGTGGTGTTAAACAAGACGTATCTGAGGATACATTTAAAGGATTTAGTTTATGACAAATGTAGTAGTATACAGTAAGCCACATTGTCCTTATTGCGATAAGGCAAAGGCATTACTTGAAAGAATGAATATCGAGTTTGAAGCAAAGATGCTTGATAAAGATTTTACAAGAGAAGATTTAATGGAAGTTGCTCCAAGGGCTCGAACCTTCCCACAAGTGTTTATTAATGGAACAAACATTGGCGGGTATGATCAATTGACAACATACATTGAAACAACTAATTTTAACGGAACAGGATTTACATTATGATTATTGAAACACCTTATAAAGTAGGGGACGTAGTAAGTATCAAACTAAGCAGTGGCGAAGAAATGATTGCGAAACTTGAAGAAGAAACAGCAACACACATTTCAGTGAATAAACCACTTATCTTAGTAGCAGCAGAAACAGGCGTAGGCTTATCACCATTTATGTTCACAGTTAGCCCAGCAGCTAAAGTGCGTCTGAATATAAATAGTATTATATGTGTAGTTAAGTCAGCGAAGGACGCCGACACTACATACATCCAACAAACAACAGGTTTGCATTTAGCGAAAGCATAATATGGCAGGAGTTCACAGAAATACAGACAGTCGTCCATGTGGTGCCACAACTTCGGTTAGTGGTCAAGGCACTGTCTATGTCAATAATAAATTGTGTAGTGTGAACAACGATCCTAATACACACGGCGGCGGTAATTTAAAAGCCGCTAATCCAAATGTATATGTAAATAACAAACTCGTGGTAATTTTAGGCAATAGTGCTTCACCAGATGGCTACTGTCCATTACCTGGTGGTAGTCATTGTAATCCTAAAGCCAGTGGCGCCAGTGGCGATACATACGTAGGCGGATAATATGTCAGATTTTGAAACAGCAGCTAATTATTTAAAGAACACTAATGTTGATTTAGTCACAAGTGCTACAGTAGATGTAGGCACTGGCGAAGTAGAAACAACCACAACAAGTATGAGTTTAAGAGAAATTATCTGTAGCTTATTAGCTGGTGGCGGAATTAAACTTCCTAACTTACAATTGTGTTTAAAAATTAACTTAGGTAGACTATTGGGTATACCAGGAATTCCACCAGAGTTATATAAAGCACTTGCTGAAGCCGATGCAGCATTAGATGAATTTATTGCACATACAAACATTGATAATGTATTGGGTAGACTAAACGCCGCAATTGCAGAATTTGCCGCAATTGCTAACATGATTAATTTTTGTGGAACACCAATTAACCCAAAACCAATTCCAAATGTATTAAAAGAAATATTTGGTTCATATCTAGGAGCAGGTAAAAGCATACTAGATAAACTAGGAACTATGTTAGACAGCGATATTGGTGGATGCACATCAGGTGGTGGATTTAATGCAGGTATATTTCAAAATGGTATCCTTAAATCATTAGGTGATTTAATTACTCAATTTGGTAGTCTTGCAAATGCTCCACAGTCAGTAATAGATGGACTAGTTAACGAGCTTAATGCATTTTCATCAGATATGAAAAATCTAGTTACACTTGAGAACAATTTTAGTGGAACAAATTCTAATGGTGGCAGTTCATTTGCAGATGCATCTGCACAATCAACACATACAGGTGTTGGAACAGCAATTGATTCAAGCACATTGACATTAGCAAAAGCACAAGGACTTGCTGGCTCATTAAAATCTGCATATGATAGTTTAAATGGTTATCCGGTTGATGCAGCAGGTAATAGCATATTTGATTACTTATTAGATGCTCAAATGTTAGCCAAATTAAAGCAAAATGATTTACCTACAGTTAGTGTAGTGGAAAGAACACCTGTTTATGATTATTGTGGCGTAGTTACTGGATATACAACAGCACCAGATTATAGTGTGCCAAAGAGCGAAGGATCACCGGTAACAGTATCTTCTGCACCTGGAATAACAGGATTAGCAGAAAGTGGAACAGTAAGTAATAATTCACCAACAACAACAACAAATTTAACTAATCCAAATCCAATGATAAGAAGTAGTGTTCCAGCTACTAATATTGGTAGTTCGGGCGATAAAAAAGGCGACATAGCATCTGATTCATCATACATATACATAGCAAATGCAGATTATGACGGATCTACTGCAATATGGGTAAGAGCTGCACTCAGTTCTTGGTAAAACCCACAAATTCTAAAAAAAACTAAAAAAACAAGACATTTCGGTTGACAAAAGGCTATCTTACTGTTATATTATATATAATTGTATTAATTAAAGAAACGATACGAATATGAGAGCAACAATATATAACGATGGAATTAAGCGAATCAATGCTAAAATTGAAGTTCCGCTTAGTAATGATGATGTGGGTGATTATATCCTTAGTGCCTTAGTTGGCGACTCTATAGATTTAAGAAGCCTGCAACAAATGAATAAACGACAACTTTTGCATCTTGCTAAAGAAGAAATTAAAACGTTTGGGACAGAAAACCCAAGAGAACGTGTTAATGGAATCGATAACGATACACAGGTTATTGTTAAAAACTACGTGAAACAAATGTTTCCAGAATTACAATAAACAGGAGATTATTATGAACAAACTTGCATACGGAATTATATTAACAACTATACTATTTGCACAATCAGTATTTGCGGAATCAAGAACAGACACAGTAATAAACGTAGATGGCTATGTAGTAGATACCCAAACATTGACCGTCAAGACTCAATTAGTGGAAACACCAATTAGAACTTGTAATATTGTAAATGTTCCAATTTATGGAAATACTGGTAAAACACAAACCGGAGAAGTATTAGGTGGCGCAATTATAGGCGGCATACTAGGTAACCAAGTAGGCGGTGGCAAAGGTAAAGATGCTGCAACTATACTAGGTGCAATTTTAGGGGCAGACTTTGCCAATAAAAAAGGTGGACAACAAAAAATTGTTGGATACAAACAAGTAGAGCAATGTGAAGTCACATACGAAAAAACATACCAAACTATAACCAGATGTGATGTAACAGTAAGTATACCTGCAATAAAAGGAGTTACACATACTTATGTAACTGATACTTGTCCTGCTAATAATACCAAAGTTAAACTTGTTACAAGTTTAAGCATACAGCGAAGATAAATAAAAAGTAGAAAGAATATGCCGGTATAGCTCAGTTGGTAGAGCAACTGATTTGTAATCAGTAGGTCACGTGTTCGAATCATGTTACCGGCACCAGATATAAAGAAAAGGCGATTGGACTGCCGGGCTGCAAAATGCCTTAAAACGGAAATACAAAAGAGAATTAATACCAGTAAACATTTAAACAGTCATGGGGCTGTAGCTCAGCTGGGAGAGCACTGCCTTTGCAAGGCAGGGGTCAGGAGTTCGATCCTCCTCAGCTCCACCATTAAAACTAGGCCCTCATCTTAAACGGTGAGGGCTTTTTACTTTAATAAAGTCTTGACTTAGTATAAAAACTGTTATATAATGTAAGCAATTAATAACAACAGAAAAGTAAAAGGGAGAAAATTAATGTCTGAACTAATGAGTAAGAAACTAAAAGACAGCTATGAAAATGGATTTGATAATACAGCAGGATCGAAAGAGATCTTTGGAACATGGACTACATACGAAGAAGATATTAATGCAGGGCAATGGCTTGCTCCTGTTAAAGTAGCTGCATATGTCCAGCACAACTTTAATCCTAGTGTTAGCATTGGTGATATTGCGTGTGGAACTGGATTAGTTGCAAAACTATTAAAACCAGGCTTTTACACTAACATTGATGGATATGATATTACAGTAGAGTTCTTAGAAAAAGCTAAAGAACATTATAACAATACAGCATACAATGACATTTGTGCAGAAGCATTGCCTAAACAATACGAGGTAGTTACTGCAAGTGGAGTATTTGCACCAGGTCACCTAAGTGCATTGCCAAGTAAAAACATTGCAGATAGTTTGCTTCCAGGCGGAACATTTGTTATGAGTAATCCTAGTAACGCACACGGACACGCATTAATCCCATCAGACTATTCATATATGGAAACAGGTGGATGGAATGCACAACAAGATCTTGTAATGATTTATGAATCAGATCCATATCCTAGTTTGTTACACAATGGACATCAACACTACCACAGGGTTCGTGCATGGAAACGAGCGAAAGATGTTGCAGTTCTGTAAGTGAATAAATACACATATAATATAGGATACAACAATGAGACCTTTTTACTTACTCCCTAAAAACGACAGCCCAGCATTATCTGACAAATACAGATTACTTACATACGAACAACTTATTGCTGAAGTGTTAGCATGTAAGAAAATTTTAAATGCCAGCGGCTATACTAAAGACCACAGAATTGCTATCCAAGGCACTAATAGAGTTGAGACTTGGATTTGGATGATTGCGGCATCGTTTGATGGATCAGGAACAACACTTCCATGGAAAGCATCTGAGTATACAGAGAATGCAAGACTAAAGAAAAACAATGCTAACGCAGTTGTTAGGTTAAACCACGATGGCACATTAAACGAAATCGATCACAAACACTTTGAAAAGTCAGTAACACAAGAAAAAGAATACATGTGCCAATACTCAAGTGGCACAACAAACAGATATGGTATTCCAAGTTGCTACAGTGGTGTATATGAACTAGATGAAAACAATTGGGGTGGTGATGGTCGCCAAGCAATTGCGTATAGAGTCAAAGGCAATCCAGACTTTGCTAACCCAGAAACAAATAGATTCCTAAACATTATGCAACCATATATTCCGTGGTCGCAGGACCTTACATATCACACACTGTTAATGGGTGGTTGGGTGCATGTTATTAACGACCCAGACGAATATGATAGTGCATGTGAAATACAAAAGCCTACATGGGTTATTGGATTTCCATTATCATTGCAAAAAGTTATGGATACCAACAAAGGAACACACAAAGTTAATACTGTAGAATTTACTGGCGGCATTGTAACTACTAAGCAACAAGAAGATTGGCAAGAGTTTTTTGACCCAGATCAATATATGAATGTATATGGTGAAGGAAGTGTAGGAACTTATTGTGTTAACTTTGCTAAAAAAGGCGAAGATATTAGACATGTAGGAAAGCCATTAGATTGGTTTATTCATTCAGGCGGTGAAATGCGTATTGGCGAAAAAGGAACAGTAGAAGTGCGTGGACAGAATACACCTGGTGACGAATGGTGGGATTCAGATGACCTAGCAGAGATAACACCCGAAGGCAATTATAATATTATAGGTCGTGCAAACGAAGTAATTATCAGCAGAGGTGGAGCAAATATCTTCCCATATGAGATAGCAGAATTTATTGGACAACATCCTAAAGTAAATGATTGTTATTTGTATAAGATAACAGTAGATGATGAACGTGGCGAAATGCCTGGTTGCGTATACAGTGGTGATGTTGGCCCTGAACATTTTTATAACTATGTTAAAAAGAAGATAGAAGGATATCAAGTTCCAGTTAAGTTCACAAGACTAAGTGACACAGTTCCTAAATTGCTACAAAGCAAAGGCGACAAGTTTCAAGCACCAAAGATTAATTTATTTTTTATGAATGAAACTCTGCAAGAAAACAGTGAGTGGATTGTTGATGAATACAAAGTCTAATGTATATCTAGCACAATTTAGTTTAACCATAACTCCTGGCAACATGATTTTCATGCCGTATGCAGTATCATGTGTGTGGAGTTATGCACAGACACACGACGATATTCGAGACAACTATGAAATGAAGGAAGTATTTTTTGAGAAGATACCTCCAAAGGAAGTAGTAAAAAAGTTAGACAATCCTAAAGTATTTGCATTTGGTTGTTATATTTGGAATTGTAATTACACAGACGAAGTTGCAAAACTAGTCAAAGAAAAGTTTCCAGAATGTTTAATAGTATATGGTGGCCCACAAATACCAATAACAGCACACGATGAATGGTGGAGCAATCACTCATATGTTGATGTTGTTATATATTACGAAGGTGAGAAGCGTTTCACACGAGTGTTAAGATGCAGTTCCAAAGAAGAAATGTCAATGATACCTAATGTAAGTGTTAACTTTGATGGTGACTGGACATTTAACTTAGACTATAAAGCAGTTGGTAAAGATAGAATAAAAGACTTAGAACAAATACCAAGTCCGTATCTGTTAGGTATGTTTCCTAATCCACAGCAAAATTGGATTCCAATTATGGAAACTACAAGAGGTTGTCCATATGCCTGCACATTCTGTGACTTGGGTGCATTGAATCATAATAAAGTTTACAAGACTGAATTGGGCAGAGTGCAAGAAGAACTTGATTGGTTAGTAGAAAATAAACTATCAAGTTTCTATTATGTTGATAACAACTTTGGATTATTTAAAGACAGAGATGATACTATTGTTGATATGGTTATTGCAAGTAAAGAAAAGCATGGATACCCAAAGAGTTTCTTTGTTAACTGGGCAAAGAATCATAAAGAAGAATTTATTAACATGGCAAAGAAACTGTATGATGCAGATGTGCTACAGTCAATAACATTAAGTCTACAAACTAGAAACGAAGAAGCACTAGAAATTATTAAACGTAAAACTATGAACATCAACGATATTAGTTTTTATACTGATATGTGTAAACAAGTAGGCTTACCTTACAGCACAGAACTTATGCTGGGCAACCCAGGTGAAACTGTTGATAGTTGGAAAGATGGATACATAGAAGTAGTTGCCGACGGTATCAGTTGTGACATATACGCAGTAGCACTACTACCAGGCGCAGAACTGGCATCAGAAGCAAGTTTAAAAGAACATGGAATAGAATATGAACCAGTTCAGTTTCCAGGCGTAGCCAACCCAAAGTATCGTCCAGTAAAAGAATGGATGAATCAAATTGTAGCTACTAAGTATATGAATAGAAACGAAATGCGTGAGATGTTTGAATGGACTTGGTGCACCAGATTAGGACACGAGTTCAACTTTACACGTGAACTAGCAAATTATTGTGAGAAACACAATGTTGCTACAATGCGTGAGTTCTACGACAGCTTCTATGAGTATATAAATACTAGTAAGGGTATATTAAACAAGTATTATACAGATGTATTGTTGTTTAGAACTGAAAAGTATGAATACACTCTTGCACTAAAAAATATACAATTCAGAGATAATTTAAGTTTAGAAGATAGAGAACTTGTTAAGACAGACATTAAAGCATTTGCAAGCCAATATAATCTACCTAATGATTTAATTGAATATAATGACGCTAAAATGTTCAGAGGTGATGTAAATTATCCTTGGCGTATTAAGTTTGATTATGACTTCTTAAATGATATAGATCAAAAAGTAGAAATTGAATTTACAGAAACAGGACACGGTAGAGCTACATCAACCCGAGATAATCTACTAGTAGGAACAGATACAGTAGATGAAGAATATAAAAGAAAGAAGAGAATGGTATGCACCAGGACGAATGGGACAATAGTGAGTTTGTAATAGAACTCCCACAACTAGAGTTTAATCCAGAAACCTTCCTGGAACAGATGCAAGGAATAGAACTTAAAGACTACGTTAGTGCGTATGGCAAGCCCACTGGCTTGCAAGTAAGTTATGCACCAGAATTAATTCAAACACAAATTGTAAAACATTATCTTGATATTTTTAAAGACTTTAAGATTCCAATAGGTGATATAGAAAACAATCATGCACACGGCGATGGATTATATGGGTGGAGTTATATTAAAACAAAAGCAAACGCTCCGTTGCAAAGACACACAGACGCAGTAAGAGAAGCAAGTATTACATTTCCGTTAACATTCCCACAGGAATTGAATTTTTTTAGTAGCAAAGAATCAACCGAAAAATTAGTATATGAATATAAACCAGTTATTGTGATAATAAATGCAAAACACAAATGGCATTCAGTTGATCCAAGCAATGAGCCTAGATTACAGTTTCAACTTGATTGTTTTAATCCATGGGATGAGATTAAAGAACTAGTTAAAGCATTATGAATCCAGTAATTGTAATTAATGTAAACATGGCGTCTAAAGGACACCAAATTGGAAGATTAGTATCAAGTTGTAGTAATATTACTTGGTATGATCATCCTGGCAATGGAAACAATCCATGGGAACCATGTAATAATATATTAAATGCAGAACTAAGTGGCTTTCATTACGATAGACGATTTGCAGACAACAGCACAATACCACCTGTGTTAGATTTTAGTAGACGCAGTGGATTGCCAGAGCGTCCAGTTATAGAATACAAAGATAGATTGCTAACATACATAACACACAGCTATTTAGATGAGTCACGTGAGTATTTTAATGGTAAACATCTTGTGGTGTTACACAAAGACCTAGACAGGTTTATGAATACATCATGGAAATTTAGAGTAGGTAAAACAAAAAGACTTGTTAGTGAATTATACACAGAAGAACAAATAGTAGAAATGCTAAACAGCATATACGATAATTACAAAGACAATATAACAGAGGATGATTTTGTTATTGAATCAATAGATGAACTATTTGATCAAGATATTTTTAAAAACATGTGTAATAAATTAGAATTAGAGTTTAATGAAGATAGATATATACAAGTGAAGAGATTTATAAATGCAAACACACTTATTAACTAAAGAAGTATTCCCACAGTTGGAAACTTTCTTTGATACTGCAAAGGAATTAAAGTATCTAAACAATGTTAGTAAACGTGCTATGAAATACGACTGGTGTTTAGACTTTGGTGGAATGTGGCATTGTGCAATAGATGATAATAATCGCATGGTAAGTTTAGCAGGCTGTCATCCATTACCAGAAGTTGATGACAATGCTTGGAGAGTAATGTTTAGAGGAGTTCAAATACCAGGAGATTATGGATTTGGATTAAGTAAATATCATATGAGTGCATTAACATGGAGATTACTATTGCCATTGCAATTAGAATATATCGATAACGCAGATGCATATATAACTACTAACATCTCACATGATGCAAGTGGTAAAATGAATAAGACACACAGATTATTTCAACAGTTAGAGAAACTGGGTATGGTTGAACATTATAATGACATGGAACTATATCACACTGATCAAAGTGTTTGGAAACTAAACAAAGAGAAATATATGGAGGTAAGAAGCAATGTGGTTTAATTGGAAACATCTAAGAGATGCAGAATATCTTAGTAAAAGCAAACGTGAAAATGGAGTAGTGTTATACTTCAAACACATGTGGGTTGGATTTAGAGAAGCAGGAAAACAATTGCTAATGGCTATTGCTAGTGTATTACATGCAATATTTCCACCATTGTTTGATTTCAAATTACTTGATATAGTAATTGATCAAACTATAGGCTTACATAAGTTTTTGCCAGATCATCCAAGTTGGCAGAGACTAAAAGACGAATTAAAGAAGAAATAATATGAACTTAGACAATCTTAAATTAATACTGGAACACGGAATCACAATTAACACAAGTGGAACAACTGGTGAACCAAAAAGCATAACACAGACACCTGAGAAGATGAAATTTGCAGACGAGATTGCAATTGATAGTCAACAGTTGACTAAAAATTCTAAAATATATACAGTTTGCAAAATACAACATGCAGGTGGATTACTAGCACAAACATTACCAGGTATTAGACTTGGAGCAGAAGTTGTTATAGACGATTTTAATGCATATAGATGGGTAAGAGAAATAAACAAGTATACACATTCGCATCTTACACCTAATCATGCAAAAGCAATAATGAAAACCAAAGGCTGGCGATTATTAGATTTAACTGGCGTATGGATAACATGTGGAAGTGATCCGGTTCCTTGGGATACTATTAGTGCATTTGTAGAAAAAGGTGCAACATTTATGGCAAATTGGGGTATGACAGAAATTGGTCCATGTGCTATTAATACTGTATTTGAAACATTAGACAAAGTAGAAGAATATAAACAAGAATTAACTATTGTAGGCGATAGATTCTATTGCGATACTACAGTAGGACCAGATGGGCAATTATATGTTAAAGGTGATATAAGCACATATGGAGATAATTGGTTTGCTACAAAAGATGTAGTAAAAGAAGAAAATAACAGCTATTATTACGTTAAAAGGGCGTATTAGACGCTCAAATACCGTCATACAAGCACGAATTACACATAGGAAACAAATTATAACATGGCAATATTAGAATTAGAAGTGTTAAAAGTTCAACACTACACAGATGACTTATTTCACTTTACAATAGCAAGAGATCCAGGATTAAGATTCAGAGATGGAGAATTTGTAATGATTGGACTGAATAATTGGTCTGAAAAGCTACAAAAGAATAAACCAATTATGCGAGCATACAGTGTAGCAAGTCCTAACCACCAAGACACTATTGAATTTTATAGTATTAAAGTGCAAGACGGACCATTAACAAGCAGATTACAGCATGTAGTTCCAGGTGACAAAATATTAGTTAATGATAAAGCAGTAGGCACACTAGTTAATGCAAATATAAAACCAGGGCGTAATTTATATTTACTAGCAACAGGCACAGGTGTAGCACCTTTCTTATCATTAGCACGTGGAGTAGACACATACGAATATTATGACAACGTCATTTTAGTGTGGGGTGCAAGAACAGTTGCAGAACTTCCATTTGATGCAATGTTTAGAAATCTAAACGAAGATGAAATATACCAACATGTAACAGAAGGTAAATTTAAGTTTTATCCTACTGTCACAAGACAGTCATATGAAAACGAAGGTCGTGTAACAACAGCAATGTATGACGGCAAAGTGCAAGAAGCATTGGATTTGCCAATGCTAGATCCAGAACATGACAGAATTATGATATGTGGTAGCATACCAATGAATGAAGAATTAATAGAATGGCTAGAAGTATTAGGATTTGAAGAAGGTAATAATAAGTATCCAGGAACTTATGTAGTTGAAAGGGCGTTTGTAAGTTCATGATTTATACTGAGTTACTTGATAAGCACAGAAATACTATTGTAAATAACTTTGAACCAGCACGGTGCGAAGAAAATGTATTTACTGAACATGACTTACATCAATTAACTTTGTATCAATTTCAAAATGCAGATGATTTGCGTTGGACAGACTCAAGTAGCAATATCCAACCTATATTAAATGTTACACGACTGTTTGAATACTTTCCATGGATGCAAGATAAATTTGAATCTATACTAAAACATGATTTTAGTGAACATCACACAGGTAATTATTATATTACTACACAGCTACATGACGCACACGTAGATCTAATGACAGAAGCTGAAACAGAATTTGACTGGGCAGAAAACTTAATACCATACAAAAGTTGTGTAATACCATTGGGTATCACAGCAGGCGCAGAAGCCTACACAGCATTTTTTAAGCAACGACATATTGGAACGAGCATAACATTTGATCGTGTTGGACAAAGTTCACAAGACAAAAGCATGTATGAAATTGCACGTGAGTATCCAGATCTAGAAACAATAGATACTCCAACACTGGAAAATACAGATTATATATTCCCACACATAGATGAGGGTAATATATGTGACTTTGATTTGGAAGCGGTGTTTCCATTTCAACCCGGCAATGCATTAGTATTTGATGCATGCCAGTTACACGCAAGTTGTGTAACACGTAGACGACCAAACTTTAATTCACTGAAAACAGGAATAAATATTCAGTTTTATATTAAGGTATAAATATTAATATGGGGTAAAACAAAATTGGCCCGGGTAGAGATTCATTGCTTGCATGTCAACACTCTTAGGACGATAGCTATCGGACAGTTTTACCCTAATTAATTACAAGGAAAAAGTATGCACACATTATATTTGGTGGTAAGCCAAAGTTGTATTAACCAGATGGAAATTCCATATCTGCTAAACAACAGCCCAGATTTACATGGAACCAGTGGTCCTGGACAACATTGGGCAACATATGAATTAGATGGAAAACAAGTAGATCACGAACCAGGTCCATTAGGCAAGATTAGAGTGCATGATGATTATTGGAATCTAGACGATGAAGATAAGGAATGGTATAATTTTGATATTAGAAATACTATGGAAATTACCACAGAACAGTTAGATGGATTACTTAATATTAGTAACAAGTATTCTATTGCATTATTATTACACGCACAAAATTACAATGATGTGTGGAAATGGAGTAGATCGAAAAATGTTATTATAGTTAATCCAATAATTAGTCAATGGAAAGATGCAGTTCACACCTGGGCAGCAAGAGAATATAATTACCTAATGGAAGATGATAAAAATGCAAATTTCAGTGGGTATGATCATGTTTGGCCAGGAACACAAGAAGTTGCAGAAAAGTTTGTAGAACGTATGGATTATGATAGTGAGATCAAAGAACTATTATCCGATAGACTTATAAAACAACCACAGTGGATGACAACTCCAGAAATATATACATTATGGGATAGTATTGGGATTACATCTCCAACAAAAGAATGGATCGATTCATATATTAATGATTACAACGAACATCAAGAATATGACATCGACGCAGTTAATGAGTTAAAGGACGCATATGATACAACTAGATAGTATAGATACAGAATCACAATTAAATACAACAACAACAATAGACTTTTTACCGTTTGATAACACACTTAAAATTTATGTGTTTAAAAAAGAACATGCAGTTCAGCTTAGTTTTAAATTATCAGAACAGGCAGTATTTACTGACAGAGTAAGTATTAAAGATATGGAAATTATTTGTCAAGAATGGAACAATGGTGGTGTAAATGGAATTGAGACTTGGATGGGAAAGGTATATTGGGAAGAACGTAAAGTCGGACCAAGACCTGACTGCAAACCAGCAAGTTTTGTTGCTATACAATTTAATAAGTGGAACTTCCGACTTACAATTAAAGAAATGGAAGATGTTATTAATGAGTTCAATAAGCAGTTAAAAGGCGACAATCATTGGGATGAATGATAAATAGCTATATGGACATATATAAAAAAGACAAGGTAGTAACATATGCATTAACAACCGCATTGGTGTTGTTACTCGGTAGCCTTGCCTGTATGTTTTATTCATATGTTAAATTACAACAAGCATATCCTTTAGAAAACCTACGTGGTGCAGTTATACAACCAATAGCAACAGATGACGATATGTTAGAGTTTCAAGGAACATATGATAGATATGTAAAGTGTAATATGCTCAGATTTGATGTGCATCTATACAATGAAGAAACCCAAGATATTATTACGTTAACACCAGTTCATTTAGCAAAACCAGTTCCAATCATTCCAGAACCAGGACTAGACATAAAAACACAATTTGCATTATTCATGCCAAAAACAATATATCCAGGCAAATGGAAACCTTCATTTACAGGTTTTTACATATGTCAACTAGGAATATTTGTAGATCAAAAAACACAAGTAATTAACCCAGAAGCGTTTATAATACAAGCGGCCCCCATTACAAAAGAATAGGTTGACAAAACCAAGACTTCTTGTTATAATATACACTATTATGATAAATGGAGAACACTATGTTTCTAGGTAAAATTCAAAAGAAAAAGTTATTTGAAAAGCTATTTGCAAAAGAGCAAATGAAAATTAAATCAACTTCCCCAACATTAAGCAAAAAGTCAATAAATTTATTAGCCGAATGGGCAGCAGAAAATCACATTCAGAATTTAGAGAATCATGGCGAATAACATAGAAGAAGCGTTTACTCCTAAAGACACGTGTAGCATTTGCGATAGTCCATATGATGAAGACGCAGGTGGAATACAAGGACACTTTGGTATATTACCAGTTACGTTTTGTGAATGGTGTTATAGTAGCATCTACAGTATGGTCGAACAAGACATCAGAGATAATTTAGAACCAGAGCCCTGTGGAATGAGTAGAAAATAAAGCATAAATAAAACTATGCTTTACTCAACCATAAACAGTCTTCAATTTGATTTAAACGTTACTTGCAATGCATATTGCCCTGGTTGCCATAGACATACAATGGTAAACGGCGAGATGTATATGAATCCATTCCTACCATTTAATACTAGTCTTAATATTGATATAGTAGAACGTGTAATGGAAAACCCAAGACTTAGCGATAATGTAGAAGTAGACTTTGTAGGATTAGTAGGCGAGCCTATTGCTCATCAACAATTTCTAGAGATTATAGATATTATCTATAAGCATAGACCAAATGCAAGAGTTAATATTCACACAAATGGTGGATTGCGTTCCGTAGAGTTCTTTACACAGCTTGCTAAAAAATTAAAAGATAAATCTCATCAAGTGCAATTTTCAATCGATGGATTAGAAGATACAAACAGTTTATATCGTGTAGGTGTAAATTGGGATAAAGTAATGGAAAATCTACAAGCATTTATAGATGCTGGTGGTCGTGCAGTATGGAAGTTTTTGCTTTTTCCATACAATAAACATCAAACAGAAGAAGCAAGACAATTGGCATTTTCAATGGGAGTTAAAAACTTTCGTCCAGAGAGAAATAGAGACGAAGGACAAGAACTGTATACACGTTATATGAAAGCATATAAAAAGTTTCACCCAAAAACACTAGGTGAAAAAGGCCATGCACAGGACAAAGGATATGACATAAATCAGTTTAACGAATCCCAAGGCATTGCAAATAGATGCTTTGACGAAGATGCAATTTATATAAATTACGAAGGCGTAGTATTACCATGTTGTATGTTTAATTCTGGATTAACAGATGAATCATATATGAAAGAGATGGTCCCATATATTAAAGGAAATACTTGCCATCAAAATGATGATGAAAATTGGAATAGCCTATATCATAATACATTAGAAGATGTTATGAATAATAGCTGGTGGGACAAGTTATATGGCGATTTAGACACAACTCCATGCACCGTTTGTGTGCATTCTTGCGGAATTCATTAAAAAAGACGAAAAAAGATGCATTTTTCGGTTGACAACCAAGACATCTTAGTGTATATTGTATATATAAGCTAATAAAACAGGAGTTGAAAATGCAAAACGAAATCCAAACATTGATCCAAAAATGTAAAGTAGATTATACAAAGTTTGTTACTGCTAGTGATCGTGGAACACCAGATCCAGATAGTTACTTTGGTAAAACACTTGCTAACTTTGAAAATAGTTTCACTATTAAAGAAGGCAAAAAGTATATTAAGATTATACGTGATAATGGTGTATGGGGCTTTATTGTTAAAGAAGATGGTCCTAAGTTTAAAAAAGGTGATATCCTTAAAGCTGCAGGTTGGAATGCTCCAGCAACAAATGCCGCACGTGGTAACATTTTTGAAGACTTTAGTGTTGCGTGGACAGGTCCACATTACTTGAAATAAGGAAAAGCAAATGAGTAAAACAGGAAACTGGGTATTAGAAATGCAAGAAGATGCGTATGATATGACTCTTGCAGAATTTATTAAAAAACACGGCGAAAGCCAATCATCACTTTGGCATCAAACACAAGAAGAAGCCGAAGAAGGGGTTCTTATTGATGAGTAAGGCTATTCAGCGTTACCTCAAACCCACACTATTCAAGCCTAAGGGTTCTGTATTCGAAGGCTTGATATGGAAACAACCTAACTCAAAAGGCACAGACACATATGATGTTGTATGCACCGAAAAAGGTTTTACTTGTGATTGTCCAGGCTTTACATTCCGTGGCAAGTGCAAGCACAGTTTAGAAGTGCTAACACGAGTAGAAACAGCATTAGATGACAAGCACCCACAATACAGATGGGAGTTTGCACAATGACAATTGCATATGTATTTGATGTAGACGGAACACTAACACCAAGTCGTGAACGAATAGACTTTACGTTTGGTAAATTCTTCTACGAGTTTTGTTTGCACAATGATGTATATTTGGTCACAGGAAGTGATAAAAGCAAAACAGTAGAACAAGTAGGTAACATTATATACAGTGGTGCTAAACGTGTGTATAATTGCAGTGGAAACGATGCATATGAAAACTTTACTAATGTATATCGCAACGAATGGTCTCTACCAGAAGAACCTTGGAAATATTTAGAGAATAGATTAAACCATAGTAACTTTGGACAAAAATCAGGACATCATTTTGACGAACGTCCTGGGTTATTAAACTTTAGTGTTGTTGGAAGAAAATGCACAGCACAACAACGCAAGGATTATGTGTTGTATGATACATATCATAAAGAACGTGAAAATATCTCAAAAGAATTTAATACAGCATATGGCGACAAATATAATATCATGTCAACTGTAGCTGGTGAAACAGGAATAGATATAACACAACAAGGTTGTGGTAAAGCACAAATACTTAAAGACTTAGACTACGAAGAAATAATCTTCTTTGGTGACAAAACTATGACAGGTGGGAATGACTATGATATTGCACAAGCACTAATAGGCATGGGCCATACTGTATTTTCAGTAAAGGAATGGGAAGATACTTATCGTATTTTAACACAAATGCATGAAACCCATACGATCTGATAAACAATGGACATGGATGCCCAAGCGTATGAGCAGTGGAAAACTAGTATTCTGCACATACTATTATTATGAAGAATTCCTAAGAACAGCAGACCCTAGACACAATTGGGTTCATAGATATGAATATTCCAAACGAGAATATTTTATAAAAATACTTTCAGAAAAATAACAAGCCCTTGTAATGCAAGGGTTTTTTCTTTACGAATTCGGTTGACAACCAAGACATCTTAGTGTATATTAGTAGTATAAGTTAAACAAACAGAAAGATTACAACATGTCAAATTATGCAACATTAACAGAATCAATTAACACTGCAACTTTTAATGCAGAAAACTGGAATGCTGATGGTAGCATTAACTGGAGTTTTGTTGATGCAGATGCGTTTGATGAGTGTAATAAATTGTTTGACGGAACAGCATTGTTTTACGAAGCATTTGATGAAATTGTAACAAATATGCGTAATGAAATGCGTGAAGAAGCACGTAGCGAAATGGATTTATTGCAACGGTATCCAAATGCAATAGAGCAATTAGAAGTATTGAAAACAGACTTTTTAGGACAGTAATTATGGATTTACAAACACAAGCACAAATATTTGCAACAGCGGCCCACGCCGCAATTGGGCAAAAACGTAAATATAGCGGAGACGATTATATTGTTCATCCTGCTCGAGTAGCCAGTATTGTTATGCGACATGGTGGCACAGACGAGATGGTTGCCGCTGCTTGGTTGCATGATACTGTAGAAGATACTGATGTTACACCTATTCTTATCACTAAGATGTTTGGTGTTGATGTTGCAGATATCGTCGAAGGTCTTACTGATATTAGTTTACCCGAGGATGGTAATAGAGCAAAGCGTAAGTCAATTGACCGTATGCACAGTGCAAATGCATCAACTGAAGCACAGTTTGTAAAGTGTGCAGACATTGTTGACAACAGTTGGGATATTGCTGAAAACGATCTACATTTTGCAAAAGTATACAAATCAGAAGTATTTCTTTTGTTAAATGCAATGACCAAAGTCAAGCATACTGAGATTTGGGAACAAGCAATGCAAAGCGTAGAGTTAATGCCTTAATTGGCATTAACTAAATACTTGTATGCTTTATAAGAAAATAGATACAGTTGAGTTCGATCTTAACACAGTATGCAATAGTTATTGTCCGCCTTGTCATAGATATACAGTCCAAGACGGTGAGCTATTTCATAACCCACATGTAAAATTAGGTGTTAACTTAGAGTTAGACGTAATTGAGCGAGTGTTTGAGAACAGTAGAATTGCAGATGATTGTTTTGTCGATCTTGTAGGATTAGTAGGCGAACCAATTGCACACCCAAAGTTTATGGAAATTATAGATATTATCTATAAGCACAAACCTCATGCTGGAATAAACTTACATACAAATGGTGGATTACGCACTGAAAAAATGTTCTATGATTTAGGCAAAAAGTTTAACAAGCACAGTTGGGTTAAATTTTCAATAGATGGATTAGAAGATACAAATGGTATATATCGTATTGGAGTAGACTATAATAAAGTAGTTGCAAATATGCGAGCATTCATAGATGGCGGAGGCCGTGCAATATGGAAATTTGTTACATTTCCGTGGAATGAACATCAAGTAGAACAAGCCGAAGCCTTAGCAAAAGAATATGGTTGCTATAAATTTCAACAAGATTGGGATGTGCATGACCAAGATATACATGGATACATGGCTGCTGCACAGAAGAAAATTAATAAAAAGGTAGCGGCAGTAAGTGGTGGAGATGTTGAATTACCTGAGTTTGAATCATACACAATAGAAGATCGATGCTTTACATATAAAAAGATATATGTAAATGCACATGGATACGTTATCCCATGTTGTATGTTTAACGGTGCATTTACATATGTTAATTATAGAGAACAAACACTGAATTTTATTAAAGAAGGCAGAGACGAATACTGGAACAGTTTATATCATAATGACTTAGAAAGTATAATGAGTGATACATGGTGGCAAAAACTAAAAGACAGTTTTGATGGCAATGCCTGTAACGTGTGTGTCAATGCGTGTAGTAATAATTCTGTAATTAAAAATGAACGCTATTTTGATTGACTTTATTCACTTAATAGTGTATTATATAAATTAACAAATAAAGGAAAGAACAATGATTTTAGAACTATTTAGTAACCCGTTAACATGGATGATGGCATTCTTTGTTATTGTATGTGCATGGCATAATTTTAAAGTTGGATACAAGCAAGGAGTCGCTGAAGGGGTAGACGTAGTTTTAGAAATGCTTAATGCAGAAAAATTAATAGATTTAGAAACTGGCGCTAATGGAGAAGTTATTATTCATGCCAGAGATGGCAGTTCAAGGAAGAAAGCTGGTTAGATGTATAGTAAGCAAGAATTACTAGATAAAAAACAAGCTGCCAACCTTGCATTAGAAAAATCAGAGGCACTAGAAACAAAATTTGCAGATAGATTTGAGATGGCAAGTTCATTGTTTGCAGTGTTAGACAAGCAACTTTTTATTGAATGTAATGATCTTGAACCAAACGATTCATATAGAATTGAAACATGGAAAGATGAAAATGTTCCAGATAAAAGTTATTCCTTGAATCACATTGGACCTGTGTTTGGATTTGATATTGATACTATGACAGGACCAGAAAGTTGGTATGATGAAGAATGTGGTGTAGATGATTATGTGTTACGTAGAAAATGTTACATATATGATTGGACTGCAGAAAAATTAAAAGTAAACTTTCCAGAACTAACATATTTTACAGATTTACATAAAGAGTTTGTTCCAGTATTGCAACACTATTATAATGAATGTTTTGAGGATCAACATATAGATATTGCAAAAACGTTGCATAAACTTATGGTTATTGAATACTCGCATCCAACTGCAAACGCTGGAACTATTATAGAACATAAAAAACACAATACAGATAGATTTGGCGATATACATTGTGACGAAACATTAGGTGGATTACACTTAGGTGAAAACGTAGTAGAATTTTATATACAGAATCACCTAACAAAAGAACGTAACTATGTAAGCGAATTATCAGAGAATAACACATTATGGTTCTTTGGTGAATTTAGTGAACGCAGTGGGTGGCAACCTAGTATGCATGGAATGAAACACAATCCAAGTGATGATACTTGGAAAAGATATAGTATAATTTTTGACTTACAAGCAAGATATAATGGAGAAGAATAAAATGGCATTAGTACCAATGGTGGTCGAGCAAACAGGCCGCGGAGAAAGAAGTTACGATATTTACAGTCGTCTATTAAAAGATCGTATTGTAATGTTAACAGGAGAAGTAAACGACATGACTGCTAATTTAGTAGTTGCACAGATGTTGTTTTTAGAATCACAAAATAGTGCAGAAGATATTAATTTTTATATTAATAGTCCAGGCGGTGCAGTTACAGCCGGGCTTGGAATTTATGACACAATGCAGTTTATTAAATCTTCAGTAAGCACAATTGTAATGGGACAAGCATGTAGCATGGGTAGTTTCCTTTCACAAGCAGGCGAACCAGGCAAGCGTTTAGTATTGCCAAACTCACGCACAATGATTCACCAACCAAGTGGTGGTGCAGGTGGACAAGCAACTGATATGCAAATTCAAGTTGATGAGATTCTCAAGATGAAAAAGAATCTAACACAAATTTATGTTAAACATAATAGTGCAGGCAAAACATATGAAGAATTAGAAGCGGCAATGGAACGTGATAATTTTATGAGTGCCGAAGAAGCAGTTGCATATGGACTTGCTGATAAAGTTATCGAACGAAAAGTATAAACATAGGTTAGTTATATTTTTGTATAAATACTAGTATGAAAATACACGACATATTAGAAAGACTCATAGACGAAGGTCCAAACGATCCTGCTATATTTAAAGCTATATTTCTTGCTGGTGGCCCAGGCTCTGGCAAGAGTTACGTAGCAAGTAAAATATTATCAGGACTAGGCCTTAAGCCTGTTAACAGTGACGATGTGTATGAATACCTAGCTAACAAACATGATGTTGATTTAGGTAATCCAGACGAAGTTGCTAGTGATAAAGGTCAAGAAGCTAGAAATCGTGCAAAACAACTTACTGATAAAAGACAAAATATATACATTGATGGTCGCCTCGGATTAATTATTGATGGAACAGGAAAAGACGTTCAAAAAGTAAAAGAACAAACTGTAAAATTAAAAAGTCTAGGATATGATTGTGCAATGGTATTTGTTAATACTAATCTACAAGTAGCACAAGAACGTAATGGCGATCGTAAAAGAAAACTTCCGGCAGAAATGGTGCAAACTATGTGGCGTCAAGTTCAAGAAAATATTATGAAGTTTCAGCAAGTATTTGGTGCAAAAGACTTCCACGTAGTAGACAACAGTGGCGGGCTAGAAGACCCAGAACGTAAAGAAAACTTTGATAATGTATACAAGAGTGTTAGAGCATTTGCTTCATCACCCCCATCTAGTCACCATGCTAAAAAGTGGCAAGATGATGCAAAGAATAAAAATACCACTTAAATCCCCCTAAAAAATAGGTAAATATATAACAACGACACTAATAGTGTCGCATAGACATGGGTTAATAACAGTAATGTATACATATAAAGCAAAACTAATTAGAGTCGTAGACGGTGATACTATTGATGCAGAGATAGATTTAGGATTTGATACAATAGTTCGTAAACGAATTAGATTGTATGGAATTAACACACCGGACACTAAAACAAAAGATCTATCAGAAAAAGATAAAGGATTGGCAGCAAAACAACGTCTTACTGAATTACTTAGTAATGAATTTGTTGTTGAGACTATTTTAAATAAACGTGGGAAATATGGTAGAGTGTTGGGCGTAGTATATGCTATGGATAATAAAACAAAAATAAATATAAATGAAACTTTGGTAGCTGAAGGACATGCTATCAAGTATCTTATATAAGGTAAAAATATATGATAAGAATTTTTGGGTTTTGGACAATCTTTATAGCATTAGTAATTAGTGCAATAGCAGCCTATTATTCTATTATTGGATTAATTGCAATTTTTGCCGCAGCAGCAGTTCCTGTTATTATAATGGGAACAGCATTAGAAATTGGTAAAATCACATCAGCTATTTGGTTACACTTAAAGTGGAAGACTGGTAAATGGCTTATTAAAGGATACTTAGTATTTGCAGTTGCATTGCTTATGTTCATTACAAGCATGGGTATCTTTGGATTCTTATCAAAAGCACACGTAGAACAAAATGCATCAATGTTAGAAGGCCAAGCACAGCTAGAACGTATTGAAGTAGAAATTACACGTGCTGAAGGTGAGATTACACGTGCTGAAGGTAAAATTGAAAAACTTTCAACAGCAGACACAAGCACAGATGATGGCATACAAGAAAAGATTAGAGTAGCAGAATTAAGTATAACAACTGTATACGATAGATTAAAAGATGATGTTGAGTTTACGCAAGACTCACTAGATCAAGCAGCGGCACCATACTTAAAACAAGCCGAACAAGCAGATGCTACACTAGAAAAAATGAATACTTATGCAGAAACAAATAACATAACAGCATTACAAGGTTTAGTAGGTGCTGCACAAGACGGAAGAATGGGATCTAAAACAGCAAAACTTGTTTCAGAATTCCGTGATAAAGTTGAAAAGAATAGAATGATGGCACTATTCCAACTACAAAAAATAAGAGAAAATAGCCAAGACGAAACTAAAGATCTTAGAGATGCTGCAGATAGAACAATAGCACAAACTAATAAACTTATTAATAGATTGCGTGAGCAATTAGGAACAGCAACAGACAATGATGTTGAACCCAAGATACAAGAATTACAAGTTAAAATTAAAGACTTTGAACTAAATTTAGATACACTGTTTGAACAGAAATATGCCATCGAAGCTGAAGGTAGAGAACTAGAAGCAGATGTAGGTCCTGTAAAATATATTGCAGAACTGGTATATGGTGAAGAGGCAGATAGAGATTCACTTGAAGATGCAGTTAGATGGGTAATACTACTACTTGTTATAGTATTTGATCCACTTGCAATTGTATTGGTTATTTCAGGAATATCTCTTGTTGAAGAATACCCTAGAAAAAAGAGGATTCGCAATGAAGATAAAATTACTGAAACAACACCAAAGACTGACCTGGTGGAGAAAACTGTCAAAGAAACGAAAGCCCGTAAGGAACCTAAAAGCCCAAAAGTAACCCCTAACCAACCAGAACCTAGTTCTGACGCAATAGAATTTAAAGGTGTAGTATACGAACCCACAGATTATGCATACCACCGCATTAAAGATCAGATAGATGCCAACGATAAACATCGCAAAATTATCAGTAACCAAACTAAGGTAAATAATATTGTAGAAAGAATGGAACTTGACGAGAAGACAACAGATGTTGATATTGTTAAGAAACGTTTAGAACAAATGTTTGAAGAAGATAATGCAAAAGCAGAGTTACTAACAAATGCCGATACTAAAACAATACATGAAGTATTTAAAGATATTATTAAGGACACTAAGAAATAGTAGATGAACTTAAACGACAATAGCAGTTATACGGTCACTGCACCAGATTTATTCCTACAATTAAACGGATTAAATGTTTTAATTACAAGCACAAACAAAGAGTTAATTGATAACTTCAAATTAATATTTGAAAAATTTATTAGATCAAGCGTAGTTTTTAATGTGCAACAACGAGTAACAAAACCAGATAGTTTGCCGTGGATGTGGCACGTTAGCAGAACATGTGAATATATGTTAGTTGACTTAGATACATGTGCATGGGAAGATATAATGGCTGCGTTATTAAAGCGAATGGATGATAATCATTCTGTAATTTTTTATAGTGAAAAGAAAGTAAGACGAGAAGCAATAAAATTGATTAACGCAACCAGCAACTATATTATAATTAACAACTTAGAAGAATTAAATAAATTCTTAGACATAGATACTCAATACCCAGGCATGCCAGATGAGTAATCCATACTGTAATTTTTGCGGTAAAAATAAACATCAAACCAAAAAACTATTAGCTGGAAATGATGGAACACACATTTGTGATGGATGTGTGGATCTTTGTCATGACATATTAATTAAAGAAAAAGCTAAAGCATCAGCTCAACCAGAGTCTGTAACACGCCTTAAGCTACCTACACCGTTAGAATTACACGAACACTTAAATAGATTCGTCATTGGGCAAAACACCGCTAAAAAGACGCTTAGTGTTGCAGTATACAACCATTACAAGCGGATTAAGAACACTACACAAGTAAAGTTACAAAAGAATAATGTGCTTATAGCAGGTCCTACTGGAACAGGCAAAACACTTATTGCTTCTACATTGGCATCATATTTAGATGTGCCATTTGTAGTTACAGATGCAACAACAATAACTGAAAGCGGATATGCAGGTGATGACACAGAAGTATTACTAGACAAACTATTCCAAGCTGCTGATTATGATGTAGAAAAAGCACAGTTGGGTATTATATACGTAGACGAGATTGATAAAAAAGCAAAACGAAATGACATGGTAAGTTTAAGTCGTGATGTGTCAGGCGAAGGTGTGCAACAAAGTTTGCTAAAGCTAATGGAAGGCACAGTAGTAACAGTTCCAAACAAACCTCAAGCCAATCCAGAAAAAGTAGATATAGATACTACTAACATATTGTTTATAGTAGGCGGAGCATTTATAGGATTATCAGATCTTGTAAAACAACGTATAGGCCAAAGTAAAATAGGCTTTAATGATAACAAACAGGAACAATTAGATAATTGGGAAATGCATTTACAAACACGTGATCTAGTTCAGTATGGACTTATTCCAGAATTTGTAGGAAGATTACCTAGTGTTAATGTTTTACACGAATTAACCAAAGAAGAACTAGTGAAAATACTTACAGAACCACAAGATTCAATAATAGATCAAATAAAAGTGCTTTTTTCACTTGACAAAATACAAATAGAGTTTAATATAAAAGCATTAGAGCAAATTGCCTCTATTGCAATAGAACAAGACCTCGGTGCAAGAGGATTAAGAAAGATACTGGATTCGGCACTTGTGGAAACACAATACCAGTTACCACAACTAAGAGAAAGCGGAGTGAAAAAAATTATTATAACAGATGAAACTATTGTCAATGGCCATCCACCGTTAATGATAAAAGGGTAAGATGAAACAGAAAAATAATCATAACAACCCAAGAAGCCACATCACTGCAAATGAGAAGATCAGAGCAAAAGATGTTAGAGTAATAGCTAGGGATAGCGAATCCGTAGTAATGCCATTAAGTAAAGCATTACAACAAGCAAGGAGCCAGTATTTAGATTTAATACTTATTAATCCTAAAGCTGAACCACCGTTATGTAGAATAATGGAAATAAATAAGTTTTTGTATGAACAAAAACAAAAAGAGAAAGCAGAGAAAAAACGCCAACGTGAAAACATAGTAGATCAAAAAGAAATACGAATGGGCTTAAACATTGATCAAAATGATATGCAAACTAAGGCAAATCATGCTAAGAAGTTTTTAGAACAAAAAGCAAAAGTCACGGTGACAATTGTTTTAAAAGGCCGCGAAAGAGGCAAACAAGACATGGCAAGAGATCTATTGAATAGCTTCGCTGAATTATGCGAAGTTGAGTATGAAACGATAAATAGTCAAAACAATAGAGTAATTGGACGTGTGAAATAGGTAACAAATGAAAAAATATAATAATAATTCTCGAGATAGAAACAGAGATAACAGAGAAGATAAAGATTACGGATTGTCCGTTGAAGTGAGAAACAACAACGTAGACCAAGCAATGCGTAAGTTAAAAAAGAAAATAATGAATGATGGCATGTTGCAAGAATTACGCGAACGCCAACATTTTGTAAGTAATACAGAAAAACGATTAAAGGCCGAGGCTGCGGCTCGTGCCAGACATCGTAAACGTATAGCTAGCGATAAAATAGATAAACCAAGGCTATACTAAAAGAATTTGTATACATGTAGTATACGAATAGGCGAGGCGCCGTAAGGGCCTCATTATATACATCTTGCTTAAAAGGAGATAAAAGATGAAAACATTAACAACACTTGATCTGCAGAAGATCGCACCATATGCCGTTGGATTTGACAGAATAATTTCTGACATGTTTCAATATGCAGACAATAACGTAGCAAGCACAGGCTACCCACCATATAACATTCGCAAAGAAGGTGACAAGTTTCAAATTGAAATTGCACTAGCTGGTGTTACTAAAGAAGATTTAGAAATCAATTTAGAAGAAGGGCAGCTAACAATCTCACATGACCCAGAGGAAACTCAAGTCGATGTAGAGTATTTGCACAAAGGTATTGCACAACGCAAGTTCAAACGAGTTTGGACGCTGAGTGATGATGTAGTCGTAAACGGTGCTCAAATGGAAAACGGAATGCTTTATGTAGAATTAGAGCGTATTGTTCCAGAAGAGAAAAAAGCACGTTCGATTAAAATTAAATAAATACTAACGTTAACGGTGTAGGGAATTAACTCCCTACACTTTACTCTAAAAAATTAAAGGTAATTATGTCACAAGAAGAAATAGCAACAGCAGAAAAGAAAAAAACAGCATTAAAGTCACCTAATAAATATCATGTGGTATTTTTAAATGATAATGTAACTCCAATGGAATACGTTATACAGGTGCTAGTGGCATTCTTTGGTAAAGGCCCTGATGAAGCAAATATAATTACATTAGAGATCCACGAAAAAGGAAGATCTATCGCAGGTTCATATAGCTATGAAGTAGCTGAACAAAAATGCATAGAAACAGTCACAGATGCAAGAAAACATAGCTACCCGCTTGATGTAGTTATGGAAGAAACTACTTAAATAAGCACAAAAACCCACTTGACAATTTAAAACTTTGATGTTATAATACATATAACGAATGAGGTATTCTGACTATGAAAGTAAACATAAATGATATACAAGGCGAAATAGCCAAACAAGACGAGCGTTATACAGTTACTGATAACAAGACTCTTAAAAATCTAGTGCTTAGTTCTACTAGATTACAACCTAAATGTGCTACAAACGGTCATTCACACGAAGGCCAAGAAGAAATATACTTCTTTGTAAGTGGTTCAGGCAAAATGCAATTAGGCGAAGAAAACATTAACTTTGTAGAAGGTGATGTTATTCTAATTCCAGATGGGGCATTTCATAAAGTAAGTGCAGGGCCACTTGGTGCATATTTTGTATGTGTATTTGATGGGAAACGATATGGTAGTTGATACAGACGAAGTAGTGACAAACGAAGAATCAAAAGAAAAATTCAAAGACAGTCAAATGACTAAGGCTGGTAAACTAGCAATGGAACTGAGTTATGAACGTAAACGTCTTAAAAAAGAATTATCAGAATTACAAACAGAAGTAGAAGACCTAACACCCACTACGCCAATTGGCACAGTTGACTGGTATGTTAAATGGGTAGCAATGGGCCTTGCAGTTGCTGGTGTATTCTTAATGAGTGCAGGCTTTACATATTGGGGCCAAGTTTCTTACATCGTCAGTAGTATTGGCTGGGTTTTTGTAGGAATGGCTTGGGGCGACCGAGCAATTATGATTGGTAGTGCTATTACAGGAACAGCCGTAGCAATGAATTTTGTAGAGAGGGTAATGATATGATCATTAATAAAGTAGGATTTACATGTAGCACTTTTGATTTACTCCATGCAGGACATATTGGCATGTTGAGAGAAGCAAAAGAACATTGCGATTATTTAATTATAGGACTGCAAAGCGATCCAACTATTGATAGACCTGATACTAAAAACAAACCAATACAAACAATAGTAGAACGTTATGCACAACTTAATGCATTGCATCTAGTTGACGAGATAGTTCCATACCAAACAGAAGAAGACCTAATTGACATACTAGAATTGTTTGCAATTAATGTAAGATTTTTAGGCGAAGAATACCGAGAAAAAGAATTTACTGGAAAAGACGTATGTCGTAAACGTGGCATAGATTTACATTTTAATAAACGTGACCATAGGTTCAGCACAAGCTCACTACGGAAACGTGTTTGCGAAAAGGAAACCAAATGACAATACATGCAATGATTGATTTAGAAACATTAGGCACTTCACCTGATTGTGCGGTATTAACAATCGGTGGTGTTAAGTTTAATCCCAATGCTATATCAGAACCATATCAACCTTTCTACTATAGATTTGAAGTAGACGAACAATTAGAACAAGGTCGCACAGTATTAGACAGCACATTAGAATGGTGGGGTCAGCAAGCAGATGATGTTCGTGAAGAAGCATTAGGCGATGCAGACAGAACACCAGTGTTAGAAGTATTACAGGCACTAAACAAATGGTGCGTGGGCGTTGATACTATTTGGTGTCAAGGACCTGCATTTGATATTGTAATACTGGAAAGCCTATTTAAAGAATACAATCATCACATACCTTGGCCGTTTTGGAAGATACGTGACAGTAGAACACTGTTTGGTATTATGCCAGTAGACCCACGTAAAGCAATTAACTTTGCGGCTCACAATGCATTAGAAGATTGTAAAGTTCAAGCATTGTGTGTTCAGCAAACACTACAAAAGCTACAATTGGAGGTTAGGTAATGTTACATACAGTAGAATCATTATTAGAAAAAATTAATGCAATGCACTCAAAAGCATTATTACTACACAGACTTCGTAATCAATATTCAGAAGCATCAGGAAAAACATACGACCATGCGGAGTGTCAAGCCCTTATCGATGATATTCAATACATGGCTAAACTTATTTCAAACGATAAGCAAGGCGATGAGATTAAAACCGAAATGGAATACACGAAATTTTTAAAGGATGAAAAATGAGAATAGACCAGGATATTAAACTAGACTACAGTGATGTGTTAATTCGCCCAAAACGTAGCACACTTAAAAGTCGTAGTCAAGTAAGACTTGAACGCAAGTTTAAATTTAGAAATAGCAGGCACGAATACGAAGGTATTCCTATTATGGCTGCTAACATGGACGGTGTTGGAACATTTGCACTAGCAGATACACTAGCCCAACAAAGTATGTTTACATGTTTAGTAAAAACATATTCAGTAGAAAAACTTGTAGAATACTTTGATAAAGGTCTTCAAATCAGAACAGAACATGTTGCTATGAGTATTGGCACAAGTTGGGAAGACTTTGACAAATTAACAAAAGTTTGTAAATTGAGTAGTGGATTAAAGTATGTATGCATGGATATTGCAAATGGTTATAGTGATCACTTTGCACAGCATGTAAGGAAAGTGCGTGATGCATTTCCTAATTTAATAATTATAGCAGGTAATGTAGTTACCGGAGAAATGACAGAGGAGTTAATACTTGCAGGAGCAGATATCATTAAAGTTGGAATCGGACCAGGAAGCGTCTGCACAACAAGAATTCAAACAGGAGTCGGGTATCCGCAACTTAGTGCAGTCATTGAGTGTGCAGATGCGGCACATGGGCTTGGCGGACATATTATCGCTGATGGGGGCTGTAACTCTAGTGGTGATGTGGCTAAAGCATTTGCTGGCGGCGCCGATTTTGTAATGCTAGGCGGTATGCTTGCAGGACACAATGAAGGTGGTGGCGATGTTATTACAAAATATTATGAAACAACTGAACTTGTATACGAAATAGGTTCGCACTTAGATAAGCATACACGTAAGATTGAAACAAAACAATTTGTAGCGTTCTACGGTATGAGTTCAGATGCAGCAAATACAAAACACTTTGGTGGACTAAAAGACTATCGTGCAAGCGAAGGTCGAGAAGTATTAGTTCCATACCGAGGAGATGTTAAAGACACAATTCAAAGTATATTGGGTGGTATTAGATCAACTTGCACATATTCAGGTGCAATGAAACTCAAACAACTTAGTAAATGCACTACGTTCGTTCGTGTTAACAATCAGTTTAACAGAACATACGAAAGCACAACAACCAAAATATAACTTTTAAACAGGTATGTGTATAGTGCATAACGAGAATGCATAAATAAGTATGGTTTATTGCGTAAATACGTGATAAATAAAAGTGTAATAATAACACAAAGGTGTGTTGTTTACATATACAACGTAGTATAGAGCGACCTCGGCTCAGAAAAAAAGAGCGGCAGTTAGTGCCACGCTAACTGACTATGGGAAAGACCATGGCATAACCCATGCCTTACAAGCGACACGGATGCAGGTGTTGTGGTAGCGGCCAGGAGAGACTGGCAAATAACGGATGCTTTCCCAAAAACATCCACATATAACTTTTAAGGAGAAGCCAAATGGCAACCAATTTCTTTGGTGCTTGGGCAGGACTCTTCAATGGCGCACGTAAGACACGTGTAAAATATGAGGCTGAACTGCTAAAGTACGCGAAAACAGAATACACAAATGACTGGCAGTATGCATATCAGCATATGTTAGATAACAACGGACACGGTCCACGAGAAGTGAGTGTATACCGATGATTAAACATATTATAAAACGTTATAATAAAATGATGCTAAACCGCGAAGAGTCTTATCTAGCAAACTCATGCGATTTAGTTGAACTAGAAAGACGTCAACGAGAGATTCAACGTGGGAATGCACCATGGCAAAAACCACTATTAACAACCCCAAATTTAAGAGGACATGTATAATGACAACAACAGTATTATATAACACTACATGTAGAGTATGTGAAACAATTAAACTAGGCTTAATAACAGCCGCTATGGCAATATGGGCATTTGGTGAAAGTGCCGGTAGAGCAAGAGCAGCAACTGAACTAGCACGCCAAGGCTACCATAAGGAAGCACGTAATTTGATGATTGGAAACAACGATGTTTAAAAAGTTTTTAAAAGCAATGGAATACAGAAGTTATTGCATGAGCATACAGCAACTTAGAGATATGGGCGAGTTTGAAAAAGCTAACGAGATATCTGAGTTTAAACATAACATGTATCCTACCCACTAAGGAATGATGAAATGAAATTAATTAGAACACTAAAAAACTTGATGGCACCCAGCTATGATAGAAAAGGCGCTCGTGCTTTACATAGCATGACCGACAGAGAGCTTCAAGACATAGGAATATGTCGTGGAGATATTAACAGAATGTGTAGGACACAAGCTGAATTTAATAGAAAACAGCAGATGTAACCATATAGTTTATCTTTACATTAAAAGTCGTATACTGTTCCCTCGGTATGCGGCTTTTTCTTTATATACAGTTTTAATCGGCTAAATAGTAGTATGAGTAAAGTTAATCTAATACCACAAATAGTAGAATTATTACAAGCAACACAATCACAAGAAAGAAAACTTGAGATTGTAAAAAAGTATGAAAAAGAATCACTTTTTAAACGAATTGTTTTATTTTCGTATAATCCTTGGATAAATTATAAATTACAGCATTTTGTTCCTAAACACATGGGCAAAAAGTTTGGATTTGGCATGAGTAAATTTATGCATATGTTTGAAGAAATTATTGAAGGGCAACTTGATCCAAAGGATGCTGAATTTGGATTTAATATGGCATTCTTACATGTTAACACAGAAGAAGCTCCTATATTGCTAGGCATAGTTAACCAGTCATTGGACCTTGGATTAGACATAGAAACAATTAATACAGTTTGGCCTGGGTCTATATCTGAATATCCTATACGTATAGCAAAACCAGGAACTTATAAAACCTTTGATAAATTTCCAGCATCATTGCAAACAGTAAGTAAAGGATTACGTGTTAATATTATTATTAGAGATAATACAGTTCAATATAGACAAAAAGATGGCACTGTAATCGAAGAATGGACGCATTGGGATGAACAGTTTATTAATCTTGCACAAGGACAAGGAACTGTATTTGACGGTCATGCCGTAGTTGCAAAAAATAATAAGATATCAGAAACAGACAACACTAAGGTGTTAGAAGCAGATGTCGAAGATATAAGATTTATATTCTGGGATGTAATACGTTATGATGGATTTATAAAAGGCAAAGATACACGCATAGGTTACAACTGGCGTTACAATGGACTTGAACATATGATGATGTTAGCGTATGCAAAGAATCCGCAACCATGTTATGATATATTGAAAGCAGAAATGATAGGCTCAAGTGAACAACTGTCTACTGCTATAAAAAATTACAGCAAAGCAGTTATTAAGTCATTAGATGATACTTGGGCACATGGCGAAAGCGATGATGAAATTATTTTTTCTCGGAAATAATTTGTTCTAGTCTATGATTATTTTGCACTCTTGTATTTCTTATGTAACGCCAAATTTTACCTCTGCCGTTATCAACTTCAAATATAGTTTCTGAATAACCTATACTAATAATAGTAGCACGTTCACCATCTAAATATACTACATCTCCGGGTTCAAACCCAGGTTTCATTTTCCAGCGTATACTTGCTACTACATCACTTACTAATTCCTTAAACCATAATGCAATAATACCTGATATTAGTAATGCTAATACTGGTGTTAAATATGCAGTTATGCCTGCTTCTAATAATGATTGGTCCATAATTTATTCCTCTTCTATTTTAGTATTTTTATATACTTGATCATTAAACGACTTACCTTTAACTCCACATTCTTTAATACAGATAGGTGAAGGATTGTCACTTTCCCAACCCTCATAATTTATGTATGATTTATATATTGGGTGTTCTAGAATTTCATCCCATGTATTTTTGGTTAAGTCGTTAAAATCGGGATCGTCTTTTAACAGTTTAGCTAATTTTTCATCTGGGTTAGTTCCAGCACTTTTGGTATTCCATCCTTGTATCCAAACACAACATGGCCATAGTTTACCATCATGATCAACTTCCATTTCTCTTTGTAATACATAAGGGTCTAAATCTTTACGTTGATCTTTTTCATCAAGTTTTACAGTTCGCATACAATTTGGTTTTATTAAATGTTTCATTACCAGTCCCATCTCCAAGGCAGTATTGAATAACCTAACATATTAAAATACATTTCAATTAGATACGTGAATAATATAAAGAAAGTTGTTTTAACTATAAATCTCCACGGTTGAGGTAAACTATTCTGCCATCTATTGAATCTACTTCCTTGGACTTTCTCTTCTAGATTATTTTTAGTCCATATCTTTTCTGCCCACCAGCCTGCATCTAAAATATTTTTTAGCATAATAACTGGCCAGAATATAATTTTAATTATACGTTTCATTTCAACTCCTCTATAAGTTCTTTACATGCTGCTTTGTTTTCATCACTTATTAAACCTAGACTACGGTTGTTAAATTTAAAGTTAATATTAATACCATGTTCTTTTGCCATTGCATACGCCTCAGTAACTTCTTGCCAATTCCATTCAAAAATAAGAAAGTGCCATTCCATTTCAGCATCTGTTTTTGCCATTGCTATCATATTATCCATAGCCCGTTGCCAATCCACACCTTCTCTATATTTCCAATTACTCTCATGGGTTATACCATCTATCCCAAAAATTATCACAAATCCATGGCCATGCTTGTTGCCCATCTTAGTATACCAGTCTGGAGTTCTTAGTCCGCCATTTGTATTGATAATAAGTCTATTTACGCTTTCTTTAGATAATGCACGATCAACAAATTTTGTTATATCAGGATGCATCATAGGATCGCCTAGCTCTCCGCAAAATTGAATAGTTTTTAATTTATCAGGAGAACCAGTAAGCACCTTATCAAATAAATCATAGGGCATATGGCTAGGAATTAACCAATCTTCGGGTTGACCTGTGTCTTGGTTAGTTCGTTGGCAGCTTCTGCATCTTGCCTGACAATATGTCGTAATAGCAAAATCAGTCCATATTATAGGCTCATGTATCATACTTGTATTTAGCATAAATAAGTATGTAGTTAATAAAAGGACAACATGTGAATTATTTAAATAATTGTCACAAATATAGACAAGACATTATAGACAGGTTTGAACCTGCTTATGTAATGGAAAAGTTTTTCTCTGATAATGACTTGCAAAAACTTATGGACTATCAGTTCCAAAATGCAAAGCGTGTAAAAGCAAGAGTAACGGGTATGAACATACAAAGTGTTGTAAGTGTGCAAAAGATGTTCAGAGAAAACCAATGGCTTGCTGATAAATTTACAGAAGCATTGGGAGAGTTCGATGAAGTATTAACAGGTAATTTTTATATTACTATAATGCACCACGATGCTCATGTGGATTTAATCAATGAAGATGAAGAAAACGATCCAGTGTTCCATAACCTAATACCTTGGAAAAGTGTAGTGTTTCCAATATTCCTATCAGACAATGCAGACTGCTACACAGCATTTATGGATCAACGTAGAATAGGATATGCAGCCACATTTGATAGAATATCATTAACTGATCAAGGCGATAGTAGTTATAAACTGTTTAGAGATTATGATGGATTCTTAGATGTAAATGGAAATCCATTACCAAGCACAAATGATAGTCCAGGATGGACCGAAGAAAAGTATCCAATACTACCTAAAGAAAACTTTAGTGGATTTAGTGAAGAAGCAATATTTAAACAAAAAATGGGAGATGTTATGGTTTTTGATGCATGTCAAGTTCATGCTAGTTGTCAACTTCCAGGTTCTAATTCACATTGGATGAAAAACGGCATGAATATTCAATTCTATAAGTCTGCAAGGTAAATACAAGTGGTTGCAATATACCACAACATGTAGTATAATATAACATTAAATATTCACACTTTCGGATTAATTATTACTATGACATCTCCAACATACATGGATTATTCAGCAACAACACCGGTAGACCACCGAGTTGCAGAGAAAATGGCAGAGTGCCTATCAATAGAAGGCACCTTTGGAAACCCGGCATCTCGCTCACATTATTATGGGTGGCAAGCCGAAGCGGCAGTAGACAAAGCACGTAAACAAGTAGCAGATTTAGTAGGAGCAGATCCTAAAGAAATAGTATGGACATCTGGTGCTACCGAATCAAACAACTTAGCACTTAAAGGTATTGCACACTTTTATAAAAAGCGTGGCAATCATATTATTACGCTAAAAACAGAACACAAGGCAATACTAGATACTTGCCGTCAACTAGAGCGTGAAGGATTTGAAGTTACATACATGAGTCCATTACCTAGTGGACTATTAGACATTGAAGAATTAAAAGCTACAATACGAGAAGATACAATACTAGCTTCATTTATGCATGTTAATAATGAGATTGGTGTTATACAAGACTTACAAGTTATTGGTGATATTTGCAGAGAACGTAAAGTATTCTTTCATGTTGATGCATCACAATCAGTTGGTAAACTTCCAATAAACTTAACAGAACTTCCAGTTGACTTAATGAGTTTTTCAGCACACAAGATATATGGGCCAAAAGGAATGGGAGCTCTTTATGTATCACGCAAGCCACGAGTTAGACTTGAGGCGCAGATGCATGGTGGTGGACACGAACGTGGAATGCGATCAGGCACATTAGCTACACATCAAATTGTTGGCATGGGCGAAGCATTTGCAATTGCACAAGAAATGATGGCAGACGAAGAAGTTAGAACACGTGGACTTAGAGATAGGTTATACGCTGGCTTCTCTGACATGGAAGAAGTAAAAGTAAATGGCGATATGGAACAACGTATTGGCAATAACTTAAATATTAGTTTTAATCATGTAGAAGGCGAATCGCTAATGATGGCAATAAACGGCATTGCAGTATCATCAGGATCAGCATGCACATCAGCAAGTTTAGAACCTTCTTACGTTCTTAGAGCAATAGGATTACCAGATGAATTATCTGCTAGTTCAATACGTTTTAGTGTAGGACGCTTTACAACAGAAAAAGATGTTGACAATGCAATTACACTTGTTAGACAAAAAGTAGAAAAATTAAGAGAACTATCGCCACTATGGGATATGTATAAAGATGGAATTGATTTAAACACAGTAGTATGGGCTGCTCATTAGAGTAGTCTTAAATAATATAGGATAAGATTATGGCATATTCAGACAAAGTAATGGATCATTATGAGAACCCACGTAATGTAGGTAAGTTTGATCCCAAAGAAAGTAATATTGGAACAGGAATGGTTGGAGCTCCTGCTTGCGGTGATGTAATGAGATTACAAATTCAAGTAGAAGATGGTATTATTACTGATGCTAAATTTAAAACATATGGTTGTGGTAGTGCAATTGCAAGTAGCAGTTTACTAACTACAATGGTAAAAGGTATGAATTTAGAAGAAGCTGGTGCAATCCAAAACATGGACCTTGCAGATGAACTTGCATTACCTCCAGTTAAGATTCACTGTAGTGTATTAGCCGAAGATGCAATTAAATCTGCAATAGCAGATTATCAAGGCAAAAACCCAGTGCCAGAAGGCGCCAATTATTTTGAAATTAAATAAAGGTTGACATTTTATACACTTTCGTGTATAAATAACATTGTAACGTTGAAGCGATTTGACGACTATACTGGACCTCGGGGCAGTACCGAGCAGCTCCACCAAAAACATACTAGTGTCCAGTTAAGTTTGGAACACATCTGATAAAGTGGCTAGTATGTTTTTGATGGGGCTGAACTAGGATCGACAGGTAGGATAGATGAGTGGAGTTACCGGGATGTAAGCGCCGTTACCGCGAACAAACTTTATAATTGCAAATAACAATTATGCGCCAGAAATGGCATTAGCAGCCTAGAGTTGCTATGAGGTAACTATACCTTATTACCCAAACTAGTAGAAAGGGTGTCTTAGGGCACCCTTTTTTGAGGCAATAAATACTAGCATGATATATTCCAAGAAGCCATTAATATTACAATTAGAATTAAGCAGTATGTGTAATGCATTATGCTTAGGCTGTCAGCGTGTCGATCCAAATACATTTAACAGTGTGCATCCAGATATCCCTAAAAAGGAAATGATATCAGTTGATACAATACACAAATTAATGAATAGCCCAGCAATGGCTAGTATAGAGGAAATACAATTTTGTGGAACAATAGACGAGCCACTAATGCATCCAAATTTTATGGAAATACTAGATGTTATGTATGAAGCGAATCCAGAACTAGACATAGAAATACATACAAATGCAAGTTTAAGGACAACTGAATTTTGGAGAGACCTAGCACATAAGTTATCCAAGTTTAAGAAACATAAAGTATTATTTGGCATAGATGGGTTAGTTGACACACATGAAATATATAGACAGCAAACAAATTTTGATCTCATTATTAGAAATGCAGTGCATTTTATACGTGCAGGCGGGAATGCACAATGGCAGTATATTATCTTTCCATGGAATAAACATCAAGTAGAAGAAGCACGTAACATGAGTAATAGTTTAGGATTTAAGGAATTTAAAACTCGTAATGATAGAAGTGGAGTAAGCGAAGAAGGACTTGACTTAGTAAGAGAAATACAACAAAATCCAACAACTAGTAAAGAAGGAACAGATGTGAGTATATACAATGGGTATGCGATTAGTTGTATGAATCACGATGAAGACATGTATCATGTTTCATACGATGGCAGACTTTGGCCTTGTTGCTATTTTGGTAATGTAAAGTATATGGGTCCAAAATTGTATAACGAATTTAAGCAGAGAATATTTGGAGTGTATGGCGAAGATTTTAATTTACTTACCAAACACACAGTAGAAGAAATATTAGATTCAGATTTATATAAAAACGATTTAGTAGAGTCTTGGAATAATCCAATAGGTTGCGGCAGTAAAGATAAAGTAAATCGTTGTGCAATGTCGTGTAGTGTAAAAGCACTTGAAACCAGACCAATTGCAACAGCACATAAAATTACAGAAAACTTTTAAAAAACACTTGACAAGTTGTATAACATAATGTATATTAGTTATATAAATTGAAGTTGGAAAGTAGCATAACGGTAATGCATCACTTTTTGGTAGTGCAGATTATAGGTTCGAATCCTATCTTTCCAGCCACACTGCACCCTTCGTCTATCGGTTAGGACACACGGTTTTCATCCGTGCAAGAGGAGTTCGATTCTCCTAGGGTGTACCAACATTATTCCTTCTTAGCTCAGTTGGTAGAGCAATTGACTGTTAATCAATTTGTCGCTGGTTCGAGCCCAGCAGAAGGAGCCAATAATACGGAAGATTGGCTGAGTGGTCGAAAGCACCGGTTTACTAAACCGACGAAGGGGTAACTCTTCCTAGGGTTCGAATCCCTAATCTTCCGCCAAAGACGTGTTGAGGTTGCTCCTCGACTAGTATGGGTTAGCAAGTCCCATATGATGAGAAGTGGTGTCGCAATCACAACAAAAGGCTCGATGCAAGTATGCCGGCAAGTGTTTGTCGTTAGTGTGGATAGGCGGAGCGAAAGCGTTGAGAACCTCCCACGCATACACATTAATTGCGGGTGTTGTGTAATGGTAAGACCTTAGGTTTCCAACCTAAAGATAGGAGTTCGATTCTCCTCACCCGCTCCAACAACAAGTAACATATGAAAGGTTGACACCTTGTAGTTTTTATGTTATTGTAATTGTAGTAATGCTCTTCGGGTAAATAAAAACATAAGGAATTTAAAATGTCAAGATCGATACAACAATATATATTAAATTGGTGCCTGCATAGGGGTATGTCTTGATGTGACTTTTTAACAAAAGTTATTTTTAGCAAGCCCTGTAGTAGAAATATTACAGGGCTTTTTTATGGGTGTGGTGTTAACGGCAACACGTTGGTCTCCAAAACCAAAGTTTAGGGTTCGAATCCCTACACCTATGCCAATTCGGGACCGTAGCTTAGTGGTAGAGCAAGACGCTCATAACGTCCAGGTCGTTGGTTCGATCCCAACCGGTCCCACCAAATAAACACTTGACAAATGCTTTATAAGTAGTATAATAAGTGCATGTTAGGAGAATATCAGTGTCATTAGAGAAACATCATTGGATGCATGGAATAGATGAATACTTAACACGTATTAATCATGTTCATGCAGAGCAGTATAAAAAATTACAAAAGGCTATTCAGTATGGTGAGCCTTGGCCTATTCGTGACATGATGCTTGAGTTAATCAAAGAAGGGTTTAGTAGTGAAAGCGAAGAACATACTAATCTAATTCTTTCACACTATCTTACAGAGCTAGAAGTAACACCAGAACAGTTACTACGTCTTGTTAATAGACATGTTGACGATGGATTCTTATTAGACACTTATGCATGGTTAGAAAAATATCAAGATCGTGCAGACTTAAACGACCACTTTAGTAGAGGCCAAATTAAAAGTAAACTATGGTTAATGGAAGAACTACGTAATGTAGTAAGCGGCAATGAACTAGGAACAGTAGTATTATATGGTGGATGGTATGCCACAATTGCACATTTCTTCTTTAAGTTTTTTAGCCCATCAAAGTTATACAGTATAGATTTAGATCCTAGCACAGTTGAAATAGCAGATAGTTTTAACAAACGACAAGGCGAGGATAATAATTGGCAATTTAAAGCATTTGCATATGATGTAAATGAACTTAGTTATACTGATAAAGGATTTATTATTCCAGCAGATAGTAGTAAGATGGGAACAACGCAACTATCAATAAAGCCAACAGTAGTAATAAACACAAGTTGTGAACACATGAATGACGATTGGTTTACAAACTTACCAGATGGACAATTTGTAGTATTACAAACAAATGATTATTTTGCCAATGAGCAACATACAAATTGTGTTAATAATGTTAACGAAGCATTATCAAAGTATAAATTTAACGAGGTATATTTTAGCGGTGAACTAGATACACAATTATATAAGAGATTTATGATAATTGGAAAGAAATAATTATAATAGTTGTTAACTCATATTATACCACTTTAAATAAAATTAACTATTGACAAGAACCAAAAAAGATAGTATAGTATAAATTAAATAACAGGAGTGATGATTATGATTACAAGTAGACAAATTGTTGATATTATCCGTAAGGAAAAAAGCAAAACAAATAACGAAGTTATGCGATCTGCATATGATAATATCCTTAATAGAATTGAAGTTATCGAAGACGTAGAGTTACATAACCGATATAGCTCATTTGGTTATGGTCGTGAAGCTGCAGAAAGAATGACAAAGGATGAACTCGAAAAAGTCTTTAAATAATAGTTGGCATCGAGTAATAGTAAGATCCACAGACAAAGATAAGGCAGTAAAATGGCTAGACGACATGAACATTGTGGCTAACTGCCAAGACTTTAATAATGATTATTTTGAGGATAGCTTAAACACTATTCAATTCATATTCATCGAACATGAAGGGTCAGACTTAACATGTGCAACATCTTTTGCTAAACTGTTTGCACTACATAACGAGGTAAGAAGCTATGAGATTTAAAGACTTAGAATTTATAAAAACAACTAATCCTAATGGAATACAAGCACTTATGGATTATGGAATGTATGAATTAAGTGTTATAAAAAGCGACATTTCATATGGCGGTAAAATGGGACTATATGAAATAGGTGTATTCTTTGGAGGCGAGCTAACAGAGTTGCCAGGAATCACAGCAGATGATGACTATGTTGCAGGATATTTAACAGAGTCAGAAGTTGAAACAATCATGCACAAAATGTATTTAATCACTGCAAAAAACCCAGTGAATATACAAGTAAGAAATATGGAGATACAATGAAACAAGAACTTTATCTAGAATACCAAGTTGGAAATAAAACAGCTCGAGTAATGAAACGCAATGATCAATTTGAAGTTGATTTCTTTGATAACAATGAACAAATGGGAACTATAAATTATGCAGATAAAAGTTTGCATTTTGTTGAAGACGCCGCAGAAAATTGGGTAACAGGTGTCATGTCTACTGATACACTAAATAAGTATAGTATTACATAATATAACAATATTGCACACTTATTTAGAGAGTGTAATATAAGGTTCGATATAAGGAGAACTAGATGCAAGACATTATCAAAGATATTAAAAAAACGTCAGAAATAATTAGACGTTGTCAAAGAAATTGGGATCATTCAAAATCAATCCCACGTGAACATATTGAACTATTGGCAGAAGTAGCCAAGAACTCACCCGCTAAACAAGACGAAGCATACTTTGATGTGTATGCAATTACTGATAGAGATTTAATTGAGAAGCTATATGAAAATAGTAATGGGTTTACATCTGGTGCACTTTCAGAAGGCAAACTAGATAACTTTAAAGTTTATCCAAATTCACAAACAAGAGCTAATCTTGTATTTTGTTGGGTATCAAGACAACCAACTACAATGAGAAATTATTACCAAGATGACCACGATCACGATGCATTTGATCCAAGTGACAAAGGTATTGATAATGATAAGACTCCAGGCACACCTAAAGATGCTGGCGAGTGGAGTAGAAACATTGAAAACACTTACACATCAATTGGTATCTCAACAGCATGTGTGGCACAAGCAGCCGCACGTTTAGGATACGTAACTGGATATAATAAGAACACTGGTGAGTTTGATGAAATCATTGAATTGAAAACAAACGAAAGTGTATGGCTACGTTATACATTAAGTATTGGATTTCCAAATGAAGATATTCCACACCATGTAGATGACGAAGGCAGAGAGTTTGGATCATTTTCATTAACTACAGAACGTGATAACCAAGTAGTAGAAGTTACACTTGATAAAGACGGAAATATCAATAAAAATAAAATAGCGTAATACGTTGCTCGCATGGTGGAATTGGTATACACAACAGACTTAAAATCTGTCGCCTAACAGGCTTTCCGGTTCGAGTCCGGATGCGAGCACCAAGAATAAAAAGGGCAGTGTAAAAACTGCCCTTTTTTGTATCTTAAACTAATTGTAATGCTAGTTCAGTTGTTTCATCTACTCGACGAGTCCAACCTCTTCCAAACGTTTCAAAGGTTTTTAATCTTTCATAATAACCTTGTCTTGCTTCTTGGAAGTTTTTAATTGCATTATCTAAACCAACATCTTTTACATATGCATCAACACACTTTAATGTGTTAGGGCCTATGCCTCCATCTACTGTAGTGCCGACCATTTTTTGCAAATACTTTGCTGAACGGCCTGTTCCTGCATTAACACCAAAATCAAATACACACAAATCTAACCCTTTAGGTAAATCATCACCTTTCAGTCTGTCCCAATAATTTTTCTTATATATTGGAGCAACATCTGATACTGTTAAATCACGCATGCTTTTTGTTCCACCCCATTCTTCGTAAACTCGCTTAGTAACTCCTAAGTTAGTTTCGCCTCCTGGGTCTTTAGGATGGTTTACATAACCTCCTTCGTGGTGTAATATAGTTTCTAGACATTTGTCATAGTTTATATGTGCCAATTTTTAATCCTCTTCTCTTTTCCACATTGTCCACACACCCCATACGATTGCCACCCAAGCGGCAATTTTAGCTAATGGTGTAAACATTAGAAATACAACACCTGCAGCGACTAGCATCATGCCATCCCATGTAGTGCGTTCTTTGAAAAGTCCTGTGACTTTATTTTTTAAATAGTTAAACATATTGTTCTCCTTCTTATATACAACAGGTCACATTTCGGCCTGTGTAACGTATTTATGATAAAAAACACACTAAATATACATAATACAAGGAGTAAACACATGGAACTAGTGCATAAGCATATTATATTAAGAATTGAGGCTAAATCACCGCCTGAAGAACAAGAACTAAAAGAGTGGATGGTTGAATTAGTAGATAAAATAGGAATGAAAGTATTAGCAGGTCCTATATCAGCAAACATTGATTATATGCCCGGTAACAATGGACCAACTTGTGTTGTTATTATTGAAACATCACACTTTGCATGTCATGTATGGAATGATGTTGATCCAGCATTAATACAACTAGATGTTTATACTTGTGGTCCGTTTGATCCACATAAAGTTATAGAACATATTCAAGTTTGGGATCCAGTCAAAGTAGAATACAAATACTTAGACAGAGAATTTGGATTAAATGAAATAAGTATTGACAAATAGTCAAATTTACGCTATACTGTAATAACAGCAAGTTTACTATGGAGCGTAAAAATATGACGATGCAATTACTTGGTCCACATATGACCACAACTCAATATAGTCGTAAGAAAAGCAAAAAGGCTATGAGTCCAGCAAAACTAGAAAACCTAAAAGTGCAATGGCGACAACACAACAAAGATTGTCGTAGGCGACATATCCACTCGGCACAGTTTGCAGAGTTTGATGATTATGTTGCATATGTAAGTGGTACATACAAAGCCCCAAAAAGCACAGCAAAGCCTAAAGCATACGAACCTCCTAAATTACTACGTGAAACAAAGCATTACCCTAGTCTTAGCAATAATGTTAGTGGCAATGGCACACGTAAAGAGCCAATGCAATACACAGGCGAACGCAAATTACTAGGTATTGCAACAATGCACAAAAGTAATATGGTTCCTATATTTGAAGATCAGAAAGAGCAAGCTGTTGAAATTGCTCAAATGAGGCGATAAAAATTATGAAGAAATTTGGATTATTTAGATATAAAGTAATGCAATGGCATATGGATGCAAATGAAGAACGTAGACACTTTGGTCAACGTGCTATATCATTTGTTGAATACGTAAGACGCTATAAGTGGTGGCTACGTGATAAGTTTAGAAAGGATCAGAATGGAAAATGAAATAACCGAACAAGAGGTATTAGCACAAGCAATAAAAGAATTCCAAGAAAAAGGTGGAAAGATTACTGTATGCGAGCCAGGTGCTAGAACTGAAGATATTACTGTAGGACAGTGGGGAAAACGTAAGAAAAACAAGAAACGTGGAACAATAAAAACTGATAAATTTGGCTTTGATGATGGAATAAAAGGTTGACAACCAAGACATCTTGTTGTATAATAGTAGTATGTTAAATGAAAGAGAAGATATGAAAAACTACAAGATTATACTTACTGACTGTGATGGCGTTCTACTTGATTGGGAAGGCGCATTCCATAATTGGATGAGTGAACATGGATATATAACAGTTACTAGCGGTATGTATGATATTGGAGAACAATATGGATTGCCAAAAGTTGAAGCTAAAAAACTTATTAAAGTGTTTAATGAAAGTGCTTGGATGGGTTACTTAAAAGCATTCCGTGATGCACGTAGTGGTGTTGCTAAACTTTATGAGAATGGATATCGATTTAAATGTATTACTAGTTTAAGTTTAGATCAAAAAGCAAAACGTTTACGTGCATATAACTTAGATAATGTATTTGGTAAAGGAACATTTAAAGAACTAGTTTGTTTAGATACTGGCGCTGATAAAGATGAAGCACTTGCTGAATACAAAGATAGCGGACTTTGGTGGATTGAAGATAAACTTGAGAACGCAGAGTGTGGATTAAAATTTGGATTGAAACCAATTTTAATTGGACACGAACACACAGAAGGTGTTGACATTAAAGCGGGTGTTACTCGTTTAATGGATTGGACTGCAATTACTAATCACATTCTAGATAACGATAATATTTAACAGCAAGCAAGTTAGGACTTTTTATTTTTAACTCTGTTAAATATTATACTATATTATCGTCACCGTATATGTCTAGAACTGCACTTACCGCCGGATGTCTTTCAACTTCATTCTTAGTAAATTTGACCACGTCGATCATTTTACTATTGCGGGTTTGCAACAATTCTACAAAATCTTTAAGACCGTTGTTTTCAAATCCACGGTCATGTTGGTTTAAGTCTCCTGTAACTACTATTTTACTATTGTTACCGATGCGGGTTAATAACATTTTCATTTGACTTGGAGTAGCGTTTTGCATTTCGTCTGCAACGATCCAAGCGTTTTTAAATGTTCTACCACGCATGTAGGCTAGTGGTGCGATTTCAATAACATTTTCTTCTATCATGTTTTCGATTTCTTTTGGACTCCAGTATTCTTCCATTACGTCGAATATAGGTCTAGTCCATGGCGCCATTTTTTCTACTAACGTTCCAGGTAGGAAACCATGCTGTTCATCAACTGATACAGCTGGTCGTGTAATAACAATTTTGTCGCATTGTTTATTGTTCATTGCGTCGATGGCTGCTAATACACCAAGCATTGTTTTACCGGTTCCAGCAGGACCCATTGCAAAGACGATTGCCTTGTTGGCATCATCTAGCATTTCAAGATAATCTTCTTGAAGTAGGTTTTTTGGTATGATTTGAACATGCTTTTGTCTACGTCTGTAGGCACTTACTGATATAACATCATCGGAATAGTTTGAACTTTGATGTTGTTGTTTTTTTGTCTTTCGAGCTCTTTTTGCCATTTTAACTCCTATTATAAGGTTTTTTACATTGGCCTAACTTGCCTGCTCATAAGTATTTAACAAAGAAACAAAACCATTAAATACGTGTTTTACAAAAATAATTACATAACTTGACCTGCAGAACAAAGATAGATAAATAACTATAGTTAAGGAATAAAATATTATGGATCAAAATTACATTATAGATACACTTAAAAACAACATTAATCGTCAAAGTGCGTTAGATACACTTATTGACTTTGAACGTGTGCTAGACAATCAGAACATTTATACCTATGCAAATTGGATAGAAGGTGAAGTTGTTGAAGGACCACACATTGACAAGTATTGGGTTACAGTTACATTAATGTATCCATATGAGAAAATGCCAGACCCAGAAGCATCAAAGCGTTTACTAAAACATGATTGTAAGGTGTTCTATGCAAAAGATACACTAATTTCAGCGGCTAAATTAAAAGACCCAAGTGATAGTGAACCAAGAGATGGAATGGACGGTAAACGCCCAGGACAACATAGAGCTAAAAAAGTTGAAAAACCTATTTGGTTAGTAACACTAGAAGTTCCACGTAAGTTTATGCAAGAACTTGCAACAGCTGATTTAAGCATTGCTAACGATACATTAGATGGCGAAGCAGTAAATACAGCTATGGATGACGGCGCAGGAGATAATGATGCAACAGCACAAATCTAACATTAGCGAAAATATTAAGCATAACGACTTAGCAGGATTAATTAATGCTACGTTTAGTATTGATCAATATAAGTCAAAATTAGGTAATGATGAGAACGTAATTGTAATTGCGTTTATTGTTATGGATATTGAACCAGCACAAGAACTAAGTCAGTTTTTAGAAACTGGACATGATGTAATCGATATTGATGTTAGCACAGGTCCAAATGAAGATGGACATTATTCAGTTTACGTTGAAATTGAAAGAGATAGTCAAGCGTTTAAAAAAGTAAATGAAATAATTGCTGATGTTAGACGTGCAGATACAGAATTAACAAAACTACAGTTTACAAGCTACGAAGATAAAAGTCCAAGAGATTGGAACGAAGATAACTTTATAAAAAATGTTATTACCGATAGTTACACATATGTAATGAAACATAATCCAGAAGCCAAGGCAATATCAGAAAGAATTAACTTTCTTAAGAAGTATTAATTCAGGTAAAAAAGATGTTTACAAAACTCAAAGTTTATATTATAATGTTTACAGCGTTTGCAATGTTTGCCGGTGTGGCTTATTGGTATTATACAGATACACAAAAAGCACTAGCAGTTGCAGCAGGTAACCAAGCTAGACTTGAAACAAGTTTAAGCATACAAAAAGAAACAACAGCAAGTTTGCAAGCAGACATAAAATTAATGACAAAAACAATCAAAGAACTAAACCAAGAATTTGCGTTGAGTAGATTAAATGTTAAAAGAATAGAACAATTATTTACACAAGACGAAGATGGAACTTCACGTGATTTTGGCGAACTAACAATACAACAGCCAGATTATGTCCAAGATAAAATTCAAAAAGGAAACGATGAAGTTTTTAGATGTATTGAATTACTAAGTGGCCAGGAGGCCAAGCAAGGAGAAAAAGAGAATGCAGAATTTATTGATTGCCTCACTAGCAATACTGACACTAAGTAGTTGCACAAGTATACCAAGTATAATAGACATTAATTCTTCTCCTGTAGAAAGACCTCCACTAGTGGTCCCAAACGTAGATGAATTTACTACAAGACCTATTGAATGGACAGTTTTAACACCTGAGAATCAAGAACAAGTATTCCAGGATTTAAAAGACAGAGACATTGATGTGGTACTTTATGCAATCACTGACGATGGGTATAAAAACCTTTCGCTAAATATGGCAGATATTATTAAGTTGGTAAAACAACAAAAAGCAATAATAGCCGCCTACGAAAAGTACACCGATGAAGAAAAAACAGAATAACCCTTGGGATGTTTTAGGCATCCACCCAGATTCAAATGTTGCTGAAGTAAAGAAAGCCTACAAAAGTCTTTCTATGTTACATCATCCAGATAAAGGCGGCAAGATTGCAGACTGGCTAGCAATAGCAGATGCATACGATTCCATTACATCAAAGAATTACATTCCCATAGTCAAATCTACCAACACACAATTGCTTAATCTTAAACTTAGTTTAAAGCAGCAAATACTAGGTGTTGATGATATCATTGCAATAGAAAATGATGATGACGAAATATACATGAACGTTAAGATACCACCTGGAGCTGCATCGGGTGATAAGATACAAGTTACGCAAGATAATAAAAAATATATAATAAATATTAAAGATAAAGCACATTCGGTCTTTACAAGACAAGGTTCTTCGCTTATAATGTATAAGAAGGTATCAGTTATAGAAGCACTAAAGAGAACACCAATACTGATAGAAGGTCCAACAGAAGAATTTATCGAAGTAGACTTGCCAGAAGAAATACAAACAGGAACTATACTAACATTGGCAAATTATGGTTTATACGATAAGAAGAAACGAAAACGAGGGAATTTAAAAATACATATACATGTAGACTTCCCTATTATTACAGACGCTAATTTACAAGAATTTATAACAAGGTTAAAAAATGACTGATATTGAAAAAATTATTATTACAGCAATAGATCTAGCAAAAAGATTTAAACACGAGTATGTTACAATTGAACACCTAACAGCCGTTATATTAGACGACGAAGAAGTTCGTAGCATGTGTTTTGATATACAAGCAGACTTCGAAGGTATACAAGTAGCACTTATACATTACCTTCAACATGACTGTGATGAAATTGCAGTGGCAAACGGAGAAGAACCAGATCCTAAAAAGACACAAATGCTTGAAAGAGTATTTAATAGAGCATTAACACAAGCATTGTTTCAAGGTAAAAAAGCTATTGATCAGTTAGATCTGGTATTAAGTATATTGGGTGAGGATAAAAGCACAAGTTGTTTCTTTGCAGAGAGTTTAGGATTATCAAAGTCAAAAGTATTAGCATGGATGCAGGAAAGTTTTGCAGAGAACTTTAAAACAGATTACGAACAACAGCAAGCACACGAAGAAGCATACTATACGCAGACTAAAAAGAATCAAATGGGTCCACAAACACATGTAGAGGTGTTGCAACAGTTTTGCACTAACCTATGTGAACAACATGCAGATTTTGAAGATGTAATTGGTCGCAGAGAAGAATTAAAAGACCTTGTGCAAACAATTGCACGTAAGAAAAAATCAAACGCTATTTTAGTAGGAGCCAGTGGTGTTGGTAAAACTGCTATTGTGCAAGGGTTATCAAAACTTATTGTAGAAGGACATGTTCCTGATATTATCAAAGGCACCACAGTGTGGGAACTTGATATGACGAAGTTAATTGCAGGCACAAAGTATAGAGGCGACTTTGAAGAACGCATGAAACTGCTAGGCGATGCATTAATGAAATTAGACGATATTATATTATTCATTGATGAGATACACACAGTAATTGGTGCAGGTAGCACTAGTGGTAGCTTAGACGCAGGTAACATGCTCAAACCAGCATTAAGTTCAGGCAAGCTGAAAGTTATTGGTGCAACAACAGATGAAGAATATCGTAAGATATTTGAAAAAGAAAGTGCGTTAGCACGTAGATTTACAAAGTTAAATGTAAAAGAACCAACAGTGCAAGAAGCTAAAGAAGTCTTACGTAATACACTAGACCATTACGAAGCATTTCATGAAGTAGATATTGATATTGCATCGGCAGATTTAGCAGTAGAATTATCAGCACAGTATATCTTTAACAAGAAACTTCCAGACAAAGCATTTGATATTATTGATAGAGCATGTGCATTTAATAGAATATTACCAGAAGAAGAACGTGTAACCACTATTGGCATAAATGAAATTAGAGCTGAGGTTTCTAGACTAACTGGCATACCAAAAGAACACTTAGGCACAGCTGCAGAAGAACAATCAATTAAAAAACATACAGAAGTAAAAGCATTTTTAGAGAACACAGTATTTGGACAACAAGAAGCCATTGATAAAGTATCAAATGCAATTACAGTAAGTTTAGCAGGCCTAAAAGATCCAAACAAACCAGTTGCAAGTTACTTGCTTACAGGACCAACAGGTGTAGGTAAAACAGAACTTGCTAGACGTCTATCACAAGCAATGGGCATGTCAATGGTGCGTTATGATATGGCTGAATATCAAGAACGTCATAGTGTAGCAAAACTAATAGGCTCACCTCCAGGCTATGTAGGACATGGTGATGGTAAAGCAGGTGATGGTTTGCTAATTACACAATTAGAAGATAATCCAAATTGTGTATTGTTACTAGACGAAGTAGAAAAAGGACACCCAGATATTATGAGTGTTATGCTAAGTTTACTAGATGAAGGTATAATTACAAGTAGCTCAGGCAAAAAAGTCAGTGCAAAAAATGCCATCATTATAATGACCAGTAACTTAGGTGCAAAGGATGCCTCTATTAAGAGCATCGGATTTAACGAAGAAACATACAACGATAGTGCGGTAACAGAAGCAATTAATAACTTCTTTGCACCAGAGTTTAGAAATAGACTTGATGGTGTTATAAGATTTAATTCACTACAACCTGAAAATATGCAACGTATTGTTATAAAGTTTTTAAGACAATTAGAAGGATATGTTGAGGGCAGACACATTAAAATTCATTGGAATAAAAATCTTTTAGCTATGTTACAAGATAAAGGATACAGTGCTACAATGGGTGCTCGTCCACTTGCACGTCTCATTAACGAACGTGTTAAACTACCACTAGCAAATTATATGATGGAAAATTTAGAATCAAAAGAGCTTGATATATCGTATGATGAGGTTACAGATAAAGTTAACATTCTGCCATCTAAAGTGATAGCAGCCAATGAACAACCAGCATAAGCAACACAAATATTGGTCACCAGTTAGGAAGTTATATTATAAAAAATATTATAATGTAATAAGAGCTTCCGCTACACCTACACATTCCGCAGTGTCTATACCACTTGAGTTTAAAGGTGAGTATAGAATAGTAGATAGGTATGATGGGATAAAAAAGATTGATGGTGCTACTGCATTTACAAGTGTTGCAAGCATATATACCAATAACCAAGATCTAATTAATTATGTAATGAAAACATATGGAGTTATTGGAATAGAAACTCCATTCAATCAAACACATTTAGATTATCTACTAGATTCCAATAGAGAAATTATATATAGAGACAAAGCATGGTATGATCAATATCATCATAAAGTGCGAGTATTCGAATCATGGCGTAGCAGAGGCCTGCCAAACAGTGCTCAGCCTATAGAAGTTTTAACTATGTGGAAAGAGTTATTTCAACGTAAAGATTCACGTTGGTCGGGACAAGATAGACAATTAAGAACTTCTTGGTCACATTCACGTTATTTTTCATATCCTACAGTATATACTAACAATGAAGCATCAATAATGCTACTTAAAATGACATATAACTCATTATTAAACATACATGTTGAAACTGTAGTCACGCCAGATTTCTTAAAGTAGATAAATACAAGTATATATTTACATATACAAATACTGAATAGAGAGATAAAATGGCTAACACACAAATAGTATTAACAAATAAACCAGAGCTTACTTATACAAGTGATAAGGTAAAGGGTGATGGCTACTATGGATATGCAGACGGACTGCATACTATGAGCTTTCATTTTAAGAATTTCGTAGGAAGAATTTGGGTTCATGCAACACTTGTTGATGATCCAGCAGAAACAGATTGGTTTCCAATTAGTTTAGATACAAATACAGATTACTACCAATACACCACACAAACAAGTGGAACAGTAGGAACAACATTCCAAGGAAATTTTGTTTGGCTTAGAGTTAAAATAGACAGAGATTACATAGGCGATGCAACGTATGTTTCATCAACACATGGATTGTTTGATAAAGCCGTATTGTTAATTTAGTATAAATATATAAAAGCAAGGAGAATATACAGTGCCAATAAAAGCGTTTAGTGGAAGTATTAGTTCATTACCATTACCAGAGGTTGTCCTAAGTGATGATATTCTGGATGGTGAAATTCTAGTTTATAACAAATCTTTAAAAGTATTTGAAAATAATTTAGCAGCTGATAAGGCCACAGGTAAATTATTTGTTACCGGTGCAGTAAGCACAGGTGGAAATAGTGTTGTATCTTCTGTTGCTAACAAAGATATAAAATTAAAAGGATTAACAGCAGGTAACATGGTTACTATTACTGATAGCGTAGATGGTAACAGTCTAGTCATTGGTATTAACTCAGCTATAGCAAATGCAACAGCAGGCTTTACAGGTGAATTAAAAACAAGTGATGTAATAGTTGTTCCAGATGCAGTAACAGTTGAGTATAAGTTTTACAAAGTTAACAACGGACAAGAACTGGAATTAAACGGAAACTTTACAATTGTATACAGAAATGGACGTAGATTAAGTCCAGACGAATATTCATTTACTGTAAACAACACTGCAATCTTTTATGAGATATTAGAAGGCGACGAATTACATATAGATACAATAACTGGTGAAACAGATAATAAACTAATTCACAGTAAACGAGTTACAGCAACAACAGTATTAGCATATGAATTCCAAGACCAAGTAAACAATTTAATAACAATAAACAATCACTTTTTAGAAGTTTTTGTAAATAGAATAAAAGTTCATCAACGTGACTATGCTGTTCAAGAGAACAAAGTAGTATTTGCTGCAGGCTCTATTGTTGAGCAAGATGAGTTAGAGATAATTACACTAGGAGACATTTAATGCCAAATACAAGAACGACACATATTAAATCAGGCGCAACTGCAGATTTTAAATTAGAATATGATACAATATATGTTTATGATGAAATAAACAACCAGCTTACAACAGTTGCTACATTAGGCGATGTGCAAGCAAATCAATATGTATTTTTTGGAACAAAAAGTGATCGAAGAATTGACGCAGCTGAAAAGAATTTAAGTCTCCTAATTCATAAGCTAGAGCAACTTACAACTGATGACATTCCACAAGGTTCAACTAATACTTACTTGTTAAACAATGGTGTATCAAGTCAAGCAGTAGCAGTTGATGCCGTTAACTTAGATGCAAGTGGATCAAAAATATTCAAACAGTTTGCAAGCAACAGATTAGAATTTAAAACAGTAAAAGCAGCATCAGGTGTTACACTAACTGAAGATGCTACAAGCGTTACAGTTGGATTAGACGCAAATGCAAATGCAAACAGTTCAAGTTGGACAGCAAAGATTAACTTTGATGGTGGAGGCGACCCAACTACAGTTGAAGACTTACCGGCAGGTGTTACAGCAAACGTAAGTGGAAGTGCAATTACATTTACACATGGTTATGCAAGAAGTGTTAAGAGTGTTGTATACATGGGTTATGATGCAAATACAGACGAATATCGTATGAGATTCCCTACATCAACATATATTGTTAAAACAACTCCAGCTACACTAACAACAGAGTTTACTATTAATGTAAACACAGCGGCAACCGGTGCAGATGCTAATGGACATGCGTTGATGAATGTGGTGATGTAACATGGCAATTGTTATCGATGCGCCTAAATTACTGCCCATAAGGATAACAGCTTTAACGCCGAAAGACGTTAAAAACGATTACGTTTATACCTATAATGCAGAGATTGATGTAACAGCACAGTTACACAGCGGAACCACAGGTTTCGTTGCAAAACAATATGACGGTAGAGATGTAAAAGTAGGCGACTATATTGCTACTACTTCTCAAGGCAGAATACTAAAAATCTCATCTATTACTAATACAGGACCAACACGGGTTGTATGTGTGTTAATGGATGAAGACCAAATGAACGCCAGTGTAGATCCTACACAGTTTGGCGAAAGTTCAATTGATAAAGATGACGGTATATTATTTGCTATCAAAGAAGGCAAACCATTTATATTTCCATTGCCAGGTGTATTACCAGGCGGACTAACAAAAGATTTTGCAACACAAATATTCTCACGTTTTAACTACGTATCAAAAGCAAGAAATATTAATGTTGAACAACAGATACACACATTTGAACTTGGTGAAACAGTATTACTAACAGACAGCGGATGGATTGCAGCTACAACTAACCCAACTGGTGTTGTTGTAAAAGCAGATGACGATAGCTTTGGTGTAAGATTATTTGGTGACAAAACAGCAGTATCACTTCCAGGTGATGTAGGTGATGTTTACTATTGGGATGACATTGATAGAATGTTAACCAAAACACCAAGCAGTGCAAACGCAGTAAAATTATTTCAAAAAATAGATTCAGATGAAGCACTACTATTAGGTGATGTCAGAGGCACCGGAGGCGGTGGTGGTGGAGGCGGTGCGTTCAGCGGCGCATTTAACGACCTTACAAATGTGCCTAGCACACTTGCAGGATATGGAATTACAGACGCAGTATTAACACCAGCAAATTATACAGATTTAACAAACAAACCAAGCATACCAACTGACGTTAGTGACTTAACAGACACAACTAACTTATTAAGCAGTGGCGGAGCGTTTGATGGTGATTACAATAACCTAACAAACAAGCCAGTATTGTTCAGTGGAAACTGGAGTGATATCACAGGCACACCAGCTCTATTCAGCGGTAATTACAACGATCTTTATAATAAGCCAACTATACCAGCTGACCTTGGCGATCTCACAAATAACGCAGGATATTTAAAGACCATAACAAGTTCTCACATTGTTACAGCATTGGGTTACACACCACAGAATGCCGCAACAGCATTTGGTGGAAGTTATACAGACTTAACAAACAAACCAACAGACATAAGCGACTTTACTGATAACAATGGATTGCTAGGCGGTGGCGGCGGTGCAACTACACTAGGTGCTTTAACAGATGTAGATACAAGTGGCGCAACAGCAGGTCAAGTATTAAAGTTCGATGGCACAGAATGGGTAGCAGCTGCAGATGCAACCACAGGCGGTGGTGGAACTGATGCAGACACATTAGATGGATTTGATAGTTCTTATTATTTAGACTATGCTAACTTAACAAACAAACCAACATTATTTGATGGACAATATTCAAGTCTAACAGGCTTACCAACTATTCCAAGTGCATACACAAATGCAGATGTTGATGCACACTTAAACCAAACTAACCCAACAAGTGGATATGTTCTTTCATGGAATGGATCAGATTACACGTGGGTTGCAAACGCCGGTGGTGGAGGTGGCGGTGCTACAGCATTAAGTGGGCTAACTGACGTAGTAAGCACAGCACCTACAAACGGTCAAGTTCTTAAATGGGATAACGCAAACAACACATGGGCACCAGCAGATGATGCCACAGCAGGTATTGGTGGTAGTAGTTATGCAACAGAATCATATGTAGATCAAAAATTAGTAGAACGTGGTAATCACTTTAGCGGTGACTACAACGACTTAACTAATTCACCTACGTTGTTCAGTGGAAACTTTACAGACCTAAATGGTAAACCAACTACAATAGCTGGATATGGAATTACAGACGTTCCACAAAGTTTAATAGACCTTGCTATTGCAGATGGTAATGCCGGACAAGTATTAACAACAGATGGAGCAGGCAACTTTACATTTACAAGTGCAGGCGCATTTAATGGCGATTATAATTCGCTTATAAACAGACCATCGTTATTCTCAGGCAACTATTTAGACTTATCAAATAAACCATATATTCCAAGTATAGCAGGACTGGCCTCTACTAACTATGTAGACCAAAAAGCAGATTATGGTGGCGATAAAAACTTCTTAAACAACGTAGAGTTTAGAGATAAAATTAAACAAAAAGCCAGCACAGCAGATACTACAGGCGAACGTGAAAGTCTTGTAATGGCAATACAAACAGCAGATGATGTTGAAACAGAAGTGCTATTTTCAGACAACACTAAGATAGAAATAGCAGACGGAACTACAGCAATGGTAGAAATGCACATTGTTGGTTCAAGTTCTATTGGACAATATGGTGTAAAACTACAAGCAATTGTGCATAGAGCAGGAACAAACGTGTTTATTATTGGAAGTCCAGCTAGGGAAACATTAGCAGAATACAGCACATGGACAGCTGATTTAGACGTAAATACCACTAGTTTAAAGGTAACAGTTACAGGATCAGCGGCTACAACCGTAGATTGGACAGTGTTTACCAACATTTTTTCAGTAATTAGATAAATACAATTAGCACATTAGAGTGCAGAAAATAAAACATTTTTAGGAGAAATTAAAATGGCAACAAGAAACCCAGCAAACGTAATCGAGTTCGGCAAATGGAACTACGGCGCAACAATGACAGACTTTACAGTAGTAGCAGACGCTGATATTTCAGCAGAAGTTAACCCTGGTGAAGAAATGGAAAAAGTAATGGAGACTATGTCTCAACACGGAACTTGGATGGGCTTATCAGCACATTCAGTTGGTGGAACAACTTTTACTGTAACTATGGAAGGTTCTTCATGGGCAGACGCAGCAGCAGTTCAAGTAGCTCTTAGAGCACTTGGCGGAAACTTTGCAACAGCAACAGTATCGTAATTACTAGCTAACTAGTTATTATAAAGGAAAGCCCAATCTTAGTATTGGGTTTTTTCTTGACTAAATTATATACGTCATAAATACATATATAAGAATCAGGAGTTAAACATGGCAGCAAGAAGAAAAACTACAGACCTAAATGAAGATGGTGTAGTAAGTTTATTTGAATCATTCCCATATTGGTTTGACAGATTACGTTTATTTCCACGTGCATTTATTTCAGTATATATTTATTTGCTTTATGATGTATGTCAGTGGTTCATGTCATTGCCAGATCCTAACACACAACAAGCAGGTTTAGTATCTGTTATAGTTGGTGCAGGTGCAGCTTGGTTTGGCCTTTACGTAAGTAGCGGTAAATCAGATAGATAACATTGGAGAATCATTATGAAAACAGTAGCCGAAGAAATTAGAGAGTTTGCAGATAGATTGGCACAGATCAATCCCGAAGTTCAGGAAGCTGAGCATGATAGAGAATATTATAGAGATCTAGACAAAGGTCAACTTAATCATACTAAATCAATGTTAATGAAAACTGCAGGTCAGTTAGAAGTAGCAATTAATCAAAGATCAAAATTTAGTAGAGAATTAATGACTAATGGCAACAGAGCCGGTACAGGAGATCTGTATAACATGTTAGACAAACTCAACAAATTAATTGAAGAGTGGGACGAACAAACAGAATTATATGGAATGTAAAAATGATTAAGAATTTAAAAGATTTAATAATTGTAGCATTAGTAATTGGTGTATTATCATTACTAGGATTAATAATTGTAGGTGACTACTATGTTGCATTACAAGAAAATAGACCAGTAGACGAAAGCGTTATTACACTAATGAAAATGGCACTTACAGGATTAATAGGCATTATTGCAGGCTACATAGGAAGTAAATAATATGTTCCAACATCACATTATATTAGCAACACCAGAAGTAATGGAATCAGAACTTGTTCACAAGTGGTATGATTTTGTAAAAACTTATGGTCCAGAAGGAATTGTATCTCCGTATACAACTGTTGATGGCGATGTTGCAATAGAATATGGAACACGTGAAAGCGACATGCCACACTGTTATATTATTCCTCTACATAGAGATTTAACTACAGACGAAACACAATTTATTGTAGCAACATGGGAACATATATACCCAGAAGATTTTGATATTGAAATTTCAAATCAATATGATATTTCACGTAGTTATGAATATGACATCAATGAAGAATTTGAAACTCGTGCAAGACACGATATGAAAAAATGGCATCATAATCGTTGGGTTACAGAAATGTCACATACTGGCTGGAGTTGGGGAACTTCATTTAGTGAATCAAAGAAAACACACCCAGCATTGCGTGATTGGGATAGCCTTCCAGAATCACATAGACGCAGTCCAGATTTCAATCAAAAAGAAATTACTGAATGGCTACGCAACCTAATTTAGGTTGACATCACACACTTACCGTTATATAATAAACACTATTAACCTATAGGAGACTCTGAATGAGCAAAGCATTGATACTTCTTTCTAGCAATAAGAACGAAGTTAAAAAGTTAGGTCTGGCAAAACATGCCGCACTAATTGACAAAGACGTAGATGTTGCATTTGCAAACAAAGACTACGACTACATTACACTAATTAATAAAGCACCAACAACACCACAAGAAGCACGTGACATTGGTGGGAATATGTTTAAGAAATATAAATCAAAAGCAACAGAAATTGTTTTTAATCTTCCTAGACTAGCTGATGTTAAAGAAGGTGCAGCATTGGCATCATACGAATTTACCAAATATAAAACAAAGCCTGAAGAAAACACACTACAAGTAGAAGATGCAGGCATTAGTGCAAGTGTTCATTTTGCACGTGATTTAGTTACAGAGCCAGGCAATGCATTATATCCTGAAGAATACGCACACCGTATTAATGAAACACTCACACCACATGGTGTTAGAGTGCGTGTAATTTATCAACGTGAACTAGAACGCATCGGCATGGATATGCTGTTAAGTGTTGGACTAGGTAGTGAGAATAACAGTGCTGTGGTTATAATGGAATGGATGCATGGACTTGAAGGTGAACAACCAATTGCATTAGTAGGTAAAGGTGTTACATTTGACACAGGTGGTATTAGTTTAAAACCAGGTCGTAACATGGGCGATATGAAATATGACATGGGCGGTAGTGCCGCAGTTGTAGGAGCCATGCATGCTATTGCTGATAAAAAACTAAAGAAAAACGTAGTTGGTATTGTAGGACTAGTAGAGAACATGCCAGATGGTAAAGCAATTAAACCAGGTGATGTTGTTAGATCACTAAGTGGACAATATGTTGAAAACTTAAACACTGATGCAGAAGGCAGACTTGTGCTTGGTGATATTTTAACATATGTGCAAAGTGAATACAATCCAGGTGCTATTATTGACCTTGCTACACTAACAGGAGCCATTGTTGCAACACTAGGCAATGAAATGGCAGGATTGTTTACTAACAGTGATGGATTAGAAAAAGCAATTATTGAAAATGGTGAGCTAGGTGGAGAAGGTTACTTCCGTATGCCAATGGGTAAAAACTGGGCTAAGATGATCGAATCACCTATCGCTGATTTCCAAAACATTGGTGGTCCATATGGTGGCTCAACTACTGCCGCTGAATTCTTATACAAGTTTGTAGACAAGAAAACAGCATGGGCTCATTTAGATATTGCAGGTATGTGTTGGTCTAAAAGTGGAAATGCAACAACACCAAAAGGCGCAGTCGGCTTCGGCGTAAAAACATTATTCAACTTTGTAGACAACACAGAGAGTTATCAGTGGTTTGCAGTAGAAGAAAAAATGTCATACTAAAGGTTGACAACCAAGACATCTTATTGTATATTGTATGTATAGGTTGTTAATAAAGGACTGGTAATGGATATCGTATATAACAAAAACTATAATTTTAAAATTAATGCAACGTTTGGAGATCTTCCTATTTCAGTATTAGAAGAAGTTCTCAAAGATGGACGTTTAGCAAGTCACTTTTTAGAACGTCAGTTGGAAGTATGGTTTCCAGAACTTACATTTGTAAATGCAAAAGGTTACGATCATGTTCGTAAAGGATCTGATATTTTGTATGACCAAAAATGTTTTACAAAAGGTGGACTTGGGTTTGCACCAAGTAAGATGTTAGGTGCAGGTCGTAAAATTAATATAGAAGAAGCACATGCACACGCAAATACAATTGATTACATTGCATGTGATATTACTGAATTTCCTAAAGTAGTTGTTCGCTTTGTAAAAGGAAGTGAACTTGTTAATAATTATCCAACATGTAAAGTTAAATATAATCAACGAGAGGAATTCTTTGCTTAATATAATACACAATCAAGACTGTATAGAAGGTATGTTATCACTGCCAGCAGGCAGTGTTGATGTGGTAGTTACATCACCACCATATAACTTGGATATAAAATATGGAACATACAAAGATGACTTGCCACGTGATAGTTATCTCAAATGGTTAGATGATGTATTTGCAGGTGTAAAGCATTGTCTTAAAGATAATGGGCATTTCTTTCTTAATGTAGGGTATTCAAATATTGATCCATGGGTTGGTATGGACGTAGGTAATGTTGCTCGTAAGCATTTTGTTTTACAAAATAACTTTACATGGGTTAAAAGCATTTATGTAGATGGTAAAACAAGTGGACACTTTAAGCCAATAAACAGCAAAAGGTTTAGTAATCCAACATGGGAGCACTTGTTTCACTTTACAAAAGATGGTGCAGTAGAATGCGATAAACTAGCAATTGGTGTTCCATATGAATGGGATTGTAATATTGATAACAGTGGCAGAATGCGTGGACGTCTAGTTAAAAAGATGGGCTTTGATAACTTTAAGCACTTTGAAAAAACAGCAACAGCAGAACAAATTAATGAACTACAAGTTGCACTGGCTGAAAAATTAGCAAATACACCAGAGCGTCCTACTACAAGAGATAGAGGAAATACTTGGTATATTCCATATGATACTATTGCTACTCGAGATAAACGTGGTAAACATCCGGCAACATTTCCAGTTGCATTAGTAGAGCAATGTATACAATTTACTGGTATCAAAGATGGTGTATTACTTGATCCATTTATGGGTTCTGGCACATCAGCAATAGCATCAATAAATCAACAGTTTGATTATATAGGATATGACATAGATGTAGACTATATTGAATTTGCAAAACAACGAATAGATGCACAAGTTAAAGACATAAATCAACCAAAATATCAGCTATTTGATGCAGCTTTATAATAAATTAATTTAAAAAAACTTACAAACCCTTGTTACGCAAGGGTTTTTTCTTGACTAAAAAGGTTGACAACCAAGACATCTTACTGTATACTATAAGTATATAAACAATAAAGGAATGAACTAAATGGCATATGTATCACAAGCAGACAAAAAAGAACTTGCACCAGCTATTAAAGATGTATTGAAAAAATACAAAATGAAAGCCAGCATTAGTGTTAACAATCATTCAACACTAGCAGTTAACATCAAAGAAGGTGCAATTGACTTTACAGACAATTTTACACATGGAGATGGTTATATCCAAGTTAACGAATATTGGATTAATGATCATTGGGCAGGTGTTAAGCGTGATTTCTTTAACGAACTACTAGCGGCAATGAAAGGCCCAAAGTATTTTAATGATGATGATGCAATGACTGATTACTTTAGTCGTTCACACTATACTAGCATTAATGTTGGTAAGTGGAATAAGCCTTACAATTACACAGGAGCGTAATATGAAAAAGTTTACAATATTAATGAGTGTGTTTTGTTTAACAATTATCGGAGGTTCAGTGTTTGCTGATGAAAATAATCCGCCAGTAAAGATGAGCAAGAGTGAAATTTGTCATGCTACAGATAGTTCATCATACAAACGCACAAAAAACTTTACTGCATTTGATACATTAGAAGACTGTTTAGGTAATAGCGAAAAAGCACGTTTACCTAAAAACTATACACGAAAAGAAAGTTAATATGAAGTTTACTGCAATTCTATTATCAACATTGTTGTCAGCAACACTTTCACATGCCGATGTTCTTAAAGAACACGTAATATCAACCGAAAAAATATTCAATATAGGGTCTGATATTATAGGCACCAATAATAAAAAAACCTTAGCAGAAGATTTTTACTATTTCAAAGCGAACGAAAATTTAAATATTCATATTGATGTTCATTCAGATGACCTCCCTCTGATAGGTTTTGGGTTTAAAAACAATATCGAGTTTACTGAACTTAGAGCTGAGTCATTAAAGTCTTTTCTTCTTGATAATTTTAAAGATAATATTAATAGCATAACAATTTCAGGAAAAGGTGAATTTAATCCTATATGTCAAGATTATACTCCAGAATGTCGTTCTAAAAATCGTAGGGCAGTAATACAAATTTACAGAAAGGATAGGGGAGATATTAAAATGCCAGTGAAAGTTGCACCTGTAACAATTAGAAAAAACCAACCAAGAAAACTAAATGTCCCCCATATGATAGTTAGATGTGGCATGTATGTAAACGCAATGATTTTTGATGAAAGTGGTCCAAAATTACAAGATTTTTTAACTTCACAATTACGTGAAATGGGCGTAGGCAGAGATCATGAAGTTCAGATAAGAAAAGGAATGAGAAAAATTATTAAACAATCAGGGGTTACATTTATTGAGCAAATGAACTTCCTATTTAACGATTGTAAAGCATTAGGATTAACAAAATAAATGACAAATAAAATTAAAGATCAACTATTCCTAGAAGCCTGTTTTTATATTAAGATGGGCGTTCTAGTTGATGTAGAAGATGCAAGTG